GCCCGCTCCGGCGCCGGCTCCCGCTCCGGCTCCGGCTAGGTCTAACTCGCCGGCTCCGGCGACGGCTCCGGCGACGGCTCCGGCTACGGCTCCGGCGACGGCTACGGCTACGGCTCCGGCTACGGCGACGGCTCCGGCTCCGGCGACGGCTACGGCGACTGACAACAAAAAGAGCCCGGCGGCAACACCGGGCTCACTACCCAACCAGAGGATGATTGAATGAACCCTATTATAGAACGTATGACAGCAGCGGGTCAATCCCCGCTCATTAAGATTGATCAGCAAATGATCAACCGGTTTGCTTGCAGTAGCCGTGGTTTCGGCGTCTTGGCCGGGCCGGGTTACGAGCACTATGTGAAAGCGCTGGGCGCAGCGCATGCGGAAGCGTCGAAGCGATGTCTTGGATATTTCGCAACCGATGAGAACCACGCGCGGCGGCGTTATTTCGTTTGCTTGAATGAAAGCATCCACGCCCAATTATGCGATGTGCTTGCGCTTGTTTTTCATGCGCCGGCTACGAAGGATGAGGCGCAATCATGAGCAATAACATCATCACCATCGAAGTACGAAATTTCAAGCGAGCCGAAGCGGTTTGGATGGAACCCAGACCGATCGGGGTGACAAAAATAGGCGGTAACAACGCACAGGGCAAGAGCTCTGTCCTGGATGCGATCATATCCGCCCTGGCCGGTGACAAGCATACTCCCGCGCAGCCTTTGCGCGCAGGAACTGAACATGGCCATGTTGAGATCGTTACCGATCAGTACACGATCCGCAAGGAGTTTACGCCTGGTGGCCATACCAAGCTCGTCGTTAAGGACTTGCGCGGCGTCGTGGTTAACAAGCCTCAAGGGCTGCTTTCTACGCTGTTTGACGGCCAAAAGCCTGACATCACCGCCTTCGTGAGGATGAAGCCTTCCGACCAGGCGGAAAAGCTGCGGGAAATCCTAGGCATTGATACGCGGCCGCTGGATGCCGAGCGAAAGCGATTGTTTGACACTCGCACCGTGGTCAATCGGGATGCGAAAGACCTTGAAGGCGCAATGAAGGAAATGCCGGTCTGGCCGGATGTTCCTGAAACTGACCTTTCCATAACCGAGCTGGTGAAGAGTGTCCAGGACGCGCAAGATCACAATAACAAACTCAAAGACAAGTGCCGAGAGTGGGAAGCAAAGACTGTCGATCTCGACACTATAAAGGATCGCGTTATCAGCCTGAAGGAGCAGTACGAGAAAGCTGTTAGTGAGTACAAAGCAGCCAAATCGGATCTTGACGAGTTTGCGGCTGTGTTTAACGCCTCCGATCGCACTATGAAAGACACGTCTGGTCTCGTTGCTCAAATGAACGACATCTCGCAGATCAACGGGGAACGCGCAGCTCATCGGTCAGCCAACAATGAGCAGGCGTCGGCGATGAATCGTTTCACCGCAAAGCGCGACGAAGCCGAAAGGCTGACAAAACAGATCGAAGAGATTGACCGGAAAAAGGCCAAACTACTAGCTTCTGTGGTGTTCCCAGTGCCGGGACTGTCTATCGACGGCGATGTGGTGACGTTGAACGGATTTCCATTGGAACAGGCGTCCACCGCTGAAAAGCTCCGCGCTGGTGTTTTGCTGTATCTTGCCAGTGAGCCGAAGCTCCGATGGGTGCCTATTTATGATGGGAGCTTCTTCGATGCCGAAAGCTTGGCGATCATCGATCAGATTTGTACCGAACAAAACTGCCAGGTGTTCCTTGAGACTGTAGGCGACAATGGCGACTGCGACTATGTGATCGAGGATGGAACCGTGAAGGGAGCGGATGAAGAATGAGTACTACTACTATAGAAGCAATTGAGGGCCGGACGATCAGTCGTGAGACGTTCCACGCTGATCGTCGGCGCGGGATCGGCGGCTCTGATGCCGCCGGTATCCTCGGATGGTCTCCGTTTACCACTCCGCTTGAGGTGTGGCTGGACAAGACCGAAGCTAATCCGAAGCCGCGGGTGGACACCGTATCGACACGGTTAGGGCGGCATATGGAGCCGTATATTGTGGCCGAGTTCGAGCGAGCGACGGGCAAGCACGTTATTCGAGACGAGGGAACGTTCACGCATCCTGACGTGCCTTATATCATCGGCCATTACGATGGCCTGATTGAGGGCGAGGATACGGGCTTCGAAGCGAAGTATGTTGGAGACCGTGCCGACAAATCGGAATGGGGCGAGTCGGGTACCGATCAGGTGCCGTTCCACTATTTGTTGCAGTGCCAACACTACTTGGCGGTTAGTGGACGAAACGTGTGGTATTTAGCTGCACTGTTTGTCTCTACATCAACGATCAATATTTATACGATTCAGCGAGACGATGAGCTGATCGAGATGCTGCTGGTCGAGTACGCCAAGTTCTGGCAGTCGGTGATCGACAAGGTCCAGCCGGAGTTCGATCCGTCGAAGCCTCACGCTGACCGGATCATCAAGCGCTTGTATCCGGGCACCGACGGCACAACGATCATGCTGCCTGACGACGTGATCCCCTGGCACGACAAGTTGGCGGCAGCGAAGCTGCAGCGGTCTTCAGCCGAAGCGGTGGAAAAAGAGGCGAAGGTTAATATTCTCGCCGCCATGGGCAACGCCGCAATTGCCAAGTTACCGGACGGCACCGGCTACATTCGCAAGCAGGTTAAGCGGGCCGGTTACACCGTTCAGCCTACAGACTTCATTCAGCTCAACTTCTCAAAGAAAGCAATTTAACAATGGACGAGTTAACAGTTAGAAACGGAAACGGAAACGGTCATAACGACCTTGTAGAGTCAACCGGACGCAGCCTGGCGCAGCGTCCTGGCGCGAGCATTCAGCCACAGAATTTCGCAGAGTGCGTCCAGTGCGCCGAATGGTTTGCCGCGGCGAACATGTTCAACGTCAAAACTCCGGCGGCCGCACTGATGATATTGATGACAGGGTTAGAACTGGGATTGTCGGCAGCGCAATCTATGCGCTCGATCTACGTCATCGAGGGGAGAACATCGCTGTCGGCGGATCTTATCAGCGGGCTGTCAATATCCCGACGCGACGTCTGTGAATATTTCCGCGTGGTCGAGAGCAATGAGCAGAGGGCAATTTATGTTACCAAGCGTCGTGGTGACCCGGAGGTTTCATACACGTATACCATTGAAATGGCTACGGCGGCCAATCTGCTTGGCAAAGCCAATTGGAAGGCCAACAGGAGTGCTATGCTCCGCGCTCGATGCTCCGCCAGTTTGGGACGCATGGTCTACCCTGATATGTTGATGGGCCTGTACATCCCGGATGAAGACGAGGAAATCGCGAAGGCCAGACTCCATGGCAATGTTATCAGTGTAGACGAAGCAACTCCCGCCGAAGCGCCTTTATCTCGCAACGATGAGGCCAAGGCCAAACTTCGTGCACGTCAGGAGACAAAAGTGAGCGAAGCGCCGGCGGCCGCGAGTACTCCGCCGGCAGCCGGTGTTCAGTCGTCGAGTATGGTTGTGGCTGAGACCGTTGCTGTCGATCCCAAAGAAGTTGCCCGTCTGGAAGCGGCGAATGGGTGTATCGCTGGGATTGCCAAGCAGGTTGAACCTGTTCGGCTGGCGATTGAGGCATTTGCTAAGACAATTACCCCGTCGGGCGACATCCTCAAGTTCACCGATGCACAGATCCACCAATTGACCGCGCAGGTACGAGTCATCAAGCAGGAGTACAAGGCGGCGCAAGAGGCCGAGAAGGCTCTGGCTGATAAGGCGGCGGCCGAAGCGGCTGCCAAGAAGGAGGCTGAGGCCAAAGCGCAGTTCGACGCTGCCGCTGCGCCTGTTGTACCTGCCGCCGTTGTTGCACCAACGGAGGATTTCCTTTCTCTTGCTGGTGAAAACCCGTTCGATTTAGAGGATTAAGCCATGACCAACATCAGTATTGATCAACGCGATCAAACGATTGAGAATCCCGCCGTTGTCCTTGTCGACGACGGCGGGGAGGACGAAGCCTCCGAATACCTATTTGCACATAATCAGGCATGTCTTGATTACAAGTGGATATCACTGCTGGCTATCGCCGCAATCCTGTTTCTCGGCTTCGGACTACATGCGAACTACGTAGGGGGCCTTGCCGACGGAATCAGCATTTGGTTAGTACGCGAAGGCGGAACGATTGCCATTTCTGCTGCACGTGAGGAACATGATCATGAGCACATTTGACCCGCCGGAACTACCTTGCGACAAAGAGGCGAGATCGTATACGTTCTTCCGCAGAACGTCCGAGGAATCGCGCGAGAAGCAGGTGCAGATGGAATCCGATGGCTGGCTATTTGGCGAGGCCAAGCACCGGTTTGTCTGCGGTGTAGGGTGCATTGTTACGGTCATGCGTCGCGAGGTGAGATAATGACACGCTCTGTTTTTGTCATAAACAAGCAGGCGCAGCCGAAGCCGGTCCTGGAAAGCCCAGGGCCGGTACGGCGGGCAGCAGTAAATCAAGGAACAGTAAGACCAGGCGAACATATCGAATGCCCATCATGCGGCGGACGTCACAGAGTAGGATTCGCCGTAGTGAGTGGAATGCTCCTTAACTCCTACTATTGCGGATCCAAGTGCATTATCGGCAGTACGAACATGCGACCCGTTGTGTACATAACAGTCGACCAGTGGAAGGCAGCATGGTCTAATTATGCCTAACGGCGATTACAAGTGCATCGTACGAGAGGCGGCCCTAAAGTACAAGGCTTCAGGGCTGTCTCTTATTCCTATTCGCACAGACAAAAGCAAAGCGCCGGCGCTAAGCGCATGGCAGCAAGGTCTGAGCTATGACCAATTTAATTTCTACTTTATTAACCAGTTTTCGCCGCTGGTGGGCATCGGCGTACTCGGTGGACCGCTGAGCGGAAACCTAGAGGTTTTAGATTTTGACGTGACCTATGGCGATGTATGGCCTCAATTCGTCGGCGCCATGAAGAGCGAAGGGTACGGCGGGTTGCTCAATTCAATACCGGCCGTCCGGACGCCGTCGAGCGGCCACCATCTCTACTATAGAGTATCTGGAAACGCTTCGCACAACAAGAAAGTAGCGGAAACCGAAGAGGGCAAGACATTAATTGAAATTCGCGGGGACGGAGGGCAAGTTCTTGCGCCTGGCTGTCCGCCGTCGTGCCACCATAACTTAGGGCTCTATACGTGTGAACATTTGAGCCCGGAGATGGCACCGATCATAACACCCGGCGAGCGCGCCAACCTAATCCGGATCGCGTCAACCTTTAATTGTCGCGTAGCCGCGGTACCAGCGGCACCAGCTGCAGCTCGGCCACGACCGGCTGAGGCAGGACAACGGCCAGGCGATGCGTATAACCAGACAAGAGACTGCCTTCAAGTCCTAGAAAAGCACGGCTGGAAGATCAGTAAATGGCTCGGAGACAAGGCGGAGCTGCTGCGCCCGGGCAAGACTGACACATCTATTAATAGCTTGTCCGCAACCTGGAACCATGGCGGATCTAACGTCTTTTATTGCTGGACGTCGAACGGATCACCGTTCGACCCAAATGCGAGCTACACACCGTTTCGCGTTTATTCACTTTTAGAGCATGCTGGCGATGATCGGGCTGCGGCCGCTGCGCTCGGACAGCTCGGGTACGGCGACCCACCGAAGCGACGGAATGAGAGCAGCCAGGCTGCGCAATTTACGGACGATGATGTTCCACCGTTTCAGATGTCTACGTATGACCCGTTGCCATCGGATCCGGACCTTATATTAGTCGAGCCGACCGAGACTCCGAAGAGGGGGCCCAGTCGACCCAAGAAGTCGACTAGCACATCTGACGATGATGAAGGCGGCTACCGGCCTAGTGATTACGCGCTGGCGGTCGACTGGGCAGCGAGCGTTGAAGGCAAATGGTTGTACGTGGAAGGCAATCAATGGTGGACATATACGGGTAACCATTGGGAATACGCATCACTAGAGGGTGCGAGACGCTGCCTCCAGGAGTTCTTGGTTGAACGCATGCAAGACGGCGATAAGGTAACGCCAAAGCCCACGTTAATCAGGAATATTCTGTACCTTGCTGAAAGCATGCTTGGGCCGGTAAAGCCAAACATATTTGACAATCACCCCAGATGGATACCGCTCGCGAATGGTATCTACGATGTCGACGAGCAGACACTAATTAAACACGACCCAAAACACCTGATTACTCACGTGTCGCCTGTGCGCTACGACAAAGATGCTAAATGCCCATTGTGGCTCAAGTTCTTGTCAGAAGTGGTGATCACCGAGTCCGGACAGACTCATAAGGAGTGGATCGACCTACTGCAAGAGTGGTATGGCTACTGCATGCTTCCATGCCCCACGGCCCAAGTTTCGATGTTCTGGTTGGGAGACGGCGGCAACGGTAAGGGTGTCGCAACAAGGGTGCTGCAGGCTATGGCAGGGCAGGACAGCTACACCACGATACCAATTGAGCAATTACATGACCCCTACCACAGGGCGGAGCTGTTCGGCAAAATTGTAGGTTTCGTAAACGAGCCTGACCCGAAGGATATGAACAAGAACGGCGGGCATTTCAAGGCCATTGTTGCAGGTGACAGCATTTCTGCAAGAAGGCCGACCGAGAAGGTTTTCAGCTTCGTTCCCAACATTCGAATCATCGTTAGCTGTAACGCCATGCCGCGGACTCGTGACTTAAGCGGTGGATATTTCCGGCGAATACAGATGATCGAATGGCGTTATAACGTGCCCGCCGACAAGCGAGATCCACTGCTCGACGACAAGCTGGCTGCCGAGTTGCCGGGCATCCTCAACTGGGCCATTGCAGGCCTGAAACGGTTCCAAGAGCGTGGTAACAGGTTCGAGTTTTCCATTGCATCACAGAGGCTGCTGGACGACTACCGAGAGCAGGAAGATCCGTTCATAAGGTTCTTTAAAGACACCTACGAAAAGCGGGCTGAGAGCGAGTGCGAAGCCATTCCTGCGGGCTATATTTACGCGACATATAAGGCATGGTGTGAGCGAAATGGAGAGCGTTACATTATGCCGAATGTGGCGTTTGGAATACGGCTGAAAAAGCTCGGTTTACGCAAGGACAAAAAGCGTATGGTTGACGAATCGGACGGAAACAGCAAGACCATCAATGTATGGTTTGGCATCGCCCTAAAATCCGAAATGGAGAAAATAGAAGATGCCATATGGGACTGACCAACCTGGAACAAATTGGCAGTCCTGTTCCAGGTTACTTGGAACAAATGCAAAAACAACAATTAGACCATGATGTACCGAAGTGTGTATCAGTGTGTAGTCATATAATCGTATGAAAATAAACCTGGAACAAATAGGGCAACCTGGAACAACCTGGAACAAGAAAATTAAGATCAAATAGAGTGTTTTGTTCCAAGTGTTCCAAGTGTTCCAAGTTAACTATATATAACATAAAAATAACTGTAATTATTAATTAATAACTGTAATTAATATTATAAAACATTTCCCCTATAGGAAAATGGCCAAAACCTATCACACCTGGAACGGGGTGGAAACGAAAGATCGGAACAGAGGAGAAATTGAAATGGAAAACAGACCAGGTGGAGGACGACCGAAGAAGTCACCGGAAAGCCGATACACACAGATCGGTGTCAACCTCAACAATGAGCTGATCGAGTGGTTGACAGCAGAGGCACAAAGGCAAGATCGAACCGTGTCGGCGGTGAGTCGTTCGGCAATTAACCATTACCGAAAATGCGTAGAAATGTACCGAAAAGTGGGATCTGAAGATCGGAACAGAGGATGACAACCGAAACAACAAAAATTGAATTACGCAAGTATCAGCAGCAGGCAGTATACAGGGTTTTCGAGGGGCTGAGCAAGGGCCTCCGGAGGATGCTTTTTGTACTTCCGACAGGGTGCGGCAAAACTCCTGTGGCAGTCGAAATAATCCGGCGAGTACGGACAGTACGGCCACGTCCGGCATTGTTCTTAGCACATCGCCACGAGCTACTGACGCAGGCCTCCAGGACGATGCGGAGAATGATCCCTGGTGTCGAGGTCGGCATGGAGATTGGGACGGAAATAGCGCCCAGGTCGAGCGACATTGTTTGTGCTTCAGTGGCGACTATTGGCCGGGCCGGCAGTGAGCGGCTGAAATGGCTGAAAGAGATCCGACCATCGATAATTTTCATCGACGAATCACACCACGGGGCAGCTGCCGGCTACCGAAACACGTTGGCTGAGTTTGGCGCTTACGACGAGGTCGACCCGGTGATTGTGGTCGGCTGCACTGCGACGCCGAAAAGGCTGGATCGAAAGATGCTGGTAGGAAATCAGGATGGTGCGGTGTTCGAAAAACTGGTCTACCAGTACCCGATTAGGGAAGCTATTAGGGACGGATATTTGAGCGACATCCTCGGATACGTCGTAAAGGGCCTGGTCGACCTGGACGGGGTCAAGACGAGTGGCGGTGACTTTAATCAGACCGAGCTGGCCGCCGCCGTCAATGTGGCGAGTAGGACCAAGAAGGCAATCGAGCACTGGCAGGAAATCGCTGGAGAGCGAAAAACCATTGTGTTTTGTGTCGACGTGCAACATGCTCAGGATGTCGCTCAGGCATTTTGTGAGGCTGGAATAAAGGCCGTGTCAGTCAATGGCGGCATGAAAGCACACGAACGAAAGGCCGTCATAAAGCGGTTCGAAAACGGCGAGGCCCAAGTGCTGACCAATGTCGAACTGGCAACTGAGGGCTACGATCATCCCCCGATAAACTGCGTTTTGATGCTTCGTCCGACCAAGAGCTGGGGTCTATTTTCTCAGATGATCGGCCGCGGTACTCGCATTTGTCCTGGTAAAGAGAATTTAATCATAATCGACGTCTGCGATAACACCAGTAAGCATAATCTGGCGACAATCCCGACAATTTTAGACCTTCCGCCGCAGCTCAATTTGCAGGGACACTCCCTGATGGAAGCGGCCGACGCCGTCGACCAGCTGGGAGAAAACGCGCAGCATTTGGCGGAGATCCTAACAAAGGCGACCGGGAAAGAAAAAAAGGCTGACGAGCTGCAGTTCGACGACCTCCGGACAGTACTGCGACAGGTTGACCTGCTAGGAAAAGTACAGGCGCCTAACCCAGTCGCCAATGTCTCACAGTACGAATGGATGCCGTTCGGGCCCGCGTACCGGCTGTCAGTTGGCAAAGGAGTTGCCGGCAACAGATGCGCTGAGCTCTGCTTAAGCTCTGAGGGCAAATGGCAGTTAATACTCACTGAGGGCAAAGAGTTTATTTCGAGTACTCCTCTGTTTCACGAGGAATGGACCATTGAGCAGGTTATATCCGCCGCCGATTATGAGATTGAACAGACATGGCCGGACACCATATTTCTCGCGAAGAGTGGCACCGGATGGCGGACCAAGAAACCGACGGAGAAGCAGATCGGCTTACTGAGGCGATTTGGAACTGCCGAGTCGGTGATTTCCATGATGTCCGCCGGCGATGCGTCAAAGTTCATCGATGAGAGATTTTCGCGCAAGCGAAAGAGTCAGGGGGCAGCGGTATGAACGCAGTAATCGAAGTAGAAGACCATTTGACGATACCGGAGATTTTGTCGAGCGTCCGGCATCTCGGCTGTGACTTCGTAGTGCACAATGGTGAGCCCGGGTTTAAGGGAGATATCAAGGCGTTGCCTAAGTCGCTTCGCAAGGAGATAAGCCGGCAGTACTCCGAGGTGCTCAAATATGTGCAATGGAAGTCGATGACAGCCGGAACGCTAGCGGACTTCGCTCGATCGGACCGAGTTCTGCGGTTTTACAGCGAGCTGGTCGGAGAGCCTGTAGTTTTTGCTGGCGAGAGGGCAGTACTGCAAAATGTCACCGACGTTGTGTACCAGGGCGATGAGCTACTACTACTTGCCGGCATATCGTCGACGGCGGCGGAAATCATCCATGAAATCCGGCGAACGATACCCGGTAAGTTGAGCGCCGAAGATCTTGGAAAACATGCACCGCAGCAAATATCATTGTTTGAGGCTGCATGAGCGCTCGCTGGACAGTGCAGGAGTACAATGCGTACTGTAAGAGACGCCGGATTTTGCCAAATGAGTGCACACAAACAAAACGTGGCGGAGTGTCACAGAAACGCTGTAGTGAGCCTCATTTGCCGGATGTGAGGCTTTACCTGAGACAGAAACAGCTTGCAAAACTGACTGAATGCGGAGAATTGGCTTTGCCGCACACAATTTGCCTGCCTTTGCCGCCTCGGAAACTGTGGCCAAACGGCCGTCCGGGGCACATGGAAAAAGCGCGGATTAAGGCAGCGCATAAGGCTGAATGTTTGCAGGTGCTGGCGTACGAAGCGTTTCCCGGGTTGAAATTGTCGACGATAGACAGGGCTCTAATTGTGGATTTACGGTTTGTTTTTACGCCGCGTCACAGTGTGCAAATGGACAAAGACAATATTATTGCTGCCTGCAAGACGAGCTTGGACTCGCTTACAGGCATTGTTTGGGTCGACGACAAGCAAGTCGACATTGGCTCGGCAACGCAGATCGTAGAGCGTGAGCCTGGCCTGCTCGAATGGTTGGAAATTACAATCAGGGAGGCGGTGTAACAGATGGCAGAGGCAGACAAACCGGCAGTGGAGCCGGTGGACATTCGGCAATATAGCGACGATGAGTACCAGGATTTTGTTGCCAGTTGCCCCTACGCAGCGCATCACGGGCAGTATGTCCGGATCGCCCGGGATTGTGTAAAAAACGGCAAGATTATAGGCTGGTGGCGAATAGTTGCCGCGTACGGATTGACGCAGGATCGTGCAAAGAGAGCGCAGCGTGTGATCAAGATACTTTTCAGGCGGCAAGGGGTGGTTTAAAAGGGCCTGGGAGACCCTAAGTAATTGGCCAAATTACCGTAATCTCCCAACGAATGCTCTACCATGTTGAACTACGCCCGGGCTAGGCCCAAACGCTGGATTTGAACCAGATCTCCGTATGTGCTAATTTTACCACGTTGTAGATGCAAAATTGGTAGGTCTGACCACCTCTTGACGGCTGTTTGGTAGAGTGGTAGCATTATAACAAGCAACCCGCAGTCCTTCCCGGCTGCGGAGCTTTTAAATAGCCCATGGGATGGCGTTGTAGTCCTGGAGCCCAAAACGATGCTGTTTTGGGCTCTATTTTTTTTGTGGAGGCACCCATGACCAAGCAAGAGCGAAGAAACTTCCGGCAGTATTTGCAGCGTAAACGGGAACGGCTCGAAGTTGCCAGATACATCAAGTTCCACGCTCCAACAGCCTGGGCAGTCATGAGTAACGATGACCGTCTTGATTTCTGCCGCCGCGAATCAATTGTGTCTCTACGCAAAGTAGTTGCTTGTTTAACTGGTGTCACATTCCGCTTAGTGCCGGAAGCTGCCAGCGAAGCGATTAACGCTATTGCTGCACGAGATAGCCAGGGACACGTTAAAAAGCGAGACGAGCATGGCCGTATACCGTGTGACCTAGAGACCGAGAATCTTTACCGCTCTAAGTATGGGTATTACTCCGAGCGCACACAACTCGGTCGAGCTGCTTAACTGTGCACTGTACTGTACAGCTGTACAGTCTGTACACTTACCAACATGCGACCTAAGAAACTCACAGATGAAGAGCTACAGGACCTAATTAATAAAGGCTTTGGTCCAACTGCCATTGCTGAAATATCGGGCGTTAGCCGTAGTGCGGTCAACCAGCGTATTAAGAAACTTACATCATCTGCCGTAATTGTAGCTGCTGCCCCAGCTGCTGCCCAAGCTGCATATGCCTCCATGTGGGACACAAAGCAGGCGGCCGAAGATAATTACAAACGCGCATTAACCCTGCTCGAAGATTGTCACTTGCCGGGCGACAAAAGGGCCACCATTACCGAGATCCGCAAGCATTTAGAGTTCGCGATGAATGTGATGGAGACGCTTTATAACATCCAGGAGACTCAGGCGTTCATGGACGAGGTTATGAACATACTTGATGAATGCGAACCGGGCAGCAGAAAGAAAATCCTCGAAAAACTTGCCGCACGTCGATCTATTCGAGGAGCTATACACGCAGGCGCAGCGTAGGGGCCTGGCGGAATGCGAAGTAACGAGAGTTTACGGACTTGCTGACCTCTACATCCAGACCAAAGAACGTACAGTTGTTCGGTTCCAGCTTAATGCGATCCAGCGTATGTTCCTGGATGACATTGGCTATGAAGACGGTGTAAGACTCGCGTCACTTCGAGACCTAACACTGAAGGCAAGGCAGTTCGGTTTTTCTACCCTGATCGGCGGTTTGTTATTTCTAGACACGATTAACAATCGAAACACAAACACGATCATTATGGCGCACGACCTGGAATCGGCTGAAAAGCTATTCCGTATGCAGTCACGCTTTTATGATTTTCTACCGGAAGGCAAGCCGGAAACACAGTACGCGTCCAAACGTGAGATCTACTGGCCTTCGATAAACAGTCGTGTTTCGATTATGACCGCCGGCAAGGGGACAGCAGGCCGCGGCGATACAATCAACAACCTACACATGTCGGAGTGGGCGTTCTGGGATAACGAGGATGTACTCACCGGACTGCTGCAGGCGATACCGACAACGGGTAACGTTTTCGGCGAGACAACAGCTAACGGGCGAGGTAACCAGTTCTACGAAGAGTACCAGTTGGCCACAGGTAAGCTGAAACAAACCGAAGACGGCAGAACAAAAAGCGTATTCAACGCTCATTTCTACCCGTGGCATTGGCATCCGGAGTACACTGCTGAGCCAGGGCCAGGCTTTACTGCAACTGAGGAAGAACTTGTACTGCAGGCGCAGCACTCGCTGATGAATGGCCAGCTTCAATGGCGCCGTAACAAGATTGCCGAACCGGGTATGGGCGCCATGTTCCCGCAAGAATACCCGAGCGACGACGAAGAGGCGTTTCGTGTTACCGGCAAAGCATTCTTCGATACGTTTATTGAGGATCAGCATTGTATAACTCCAATTTTTACACGGGAGCAGCCACCCCCAAGGTGGTACACGTTTGTCGGAGGTCTCGACTGGGGCTACGCCGATCCATATGCATTTACTGTTGGCTGCGTGGACGAAACCGGCGCGGTGCATTGCCTTTGCTCCCACGAACAATCAAGGCTGAGTAATGCTGAACAGGCTGAATTAGTTTGTGAGGGGCTAGCGTGGTGGAGCATCCCAAAAGACAAGTTTATTCTCGTTTGTGATGAGTCGATGTGGTCACAAAAGACTATCAACGGAGTCAAAGCCGAACCTGACATTGCTGATTTCCAAAGAGCAGGACTGCGTTGTGTTAAGGCGAGCAATGCCATAGTCTCGATCCAGCATAGAAATAACCAGATCCGCGCGTTCCTTCGCGTTCCCGGTAAGTTCAAGATTTATCGAGGTTTCAATTCAGCTGCCAAGGAAGGCCTAGAGGGTGCGCGACATGATCCTACTAAGCGCGAAATGGTGTTGCATGACAAGTTCAGCCATATCGTTGTAGCTATTGGCAATATGCTTTCGACAAGACCGAATCCAGCTGAAGACCCCGGTGATCCAAACGACACCGGCTTAGAGTTCGACGGACGCAAGATCGTCAACATTCCGGAAGAAGAGCTGCCGTACTACCTGCAGAATCCTGAAAAGCAAGCAGACAGCTATGATCCCGGCGCAGTCTCGGAGCACGAGCTGGCGCATTGGGGATAAGCGCAGCGCCTCGGGAGGGCGTTATTATGAGCAGAGAAGACGGGTTATTGCGTGCAAGGCAACGCCACGATATTGACGTTGAGAAGTACCTGAGAATTGAATTCGATAGCATGTCACATGATTTCCGTTTGTCACACACAATTGTTCGCATTATAGACTCTGAAAATATTCAGTGGGTGGCTATCGTCGAAGATGTCGAGTGCGATGAGATTTGTTTCCTGCCGCCTGAAACTATTTCTAAACGCGAGGACCCAGAATGATAGCCCGCATTTTAGACTGTGCTCTATGGTTCACTCTTGGCGGGTCGACCACCGCCGCAAGTATTCTGCTGTGGATGCTTCGTAAGATCGCCGACGCTCCGCAGCCTGTGACATACAATCCACGAAACGAAAAACAGCCGCTGTCCGTGGCTCCTGCGAGCCCAAATCCGGGCATTGGGCTGACCAAAGCAGTGATGGGGCCTAGTCAACAGCAACTTACCAAAGAGCAAGCACAGATACAAGCTGAAGTCGATCTAAGGCACAACGCAGAATTTCGAGCTCAGATGAGAAAAGATTTTAACTGGGATCCAGACGATGACACGTACGGCATTGAGAATGATGGGAGTGTAGTGCAATATGAGCAATGATGGATCATTCATACCCAAGTCTGCAATGCCTGGGGCTCCGCTTTCAGAAGTTCTGGCAGCTAACAGGGAACTTGGCATGCTTGTGCAGCGTCGAGACGAAGCGTTCACTGCGTGGCTGCAGATGCTGATAGACAAAGGCTGGGATCCAAACACACTGAATTTCGATCAAGTGCCCGGGCCGCTGTACGGTTTATCACCGTTCGTCACCCTCTATTTTGCGCTGCCCAAGAAGAGGTATCCAACCGTTGAGTCACGCGATAGATTCCTGATGGACGGACAAGCACACCGCATTGCCATCAAGCGCCGGCACGTCGCTCAGTTGATCTTCGACGCTTCCGCTAGAGTCAAATCCGGCTCCATCGACCCAGTCATGCAGCAAGACAATCGCCGAGACGAGGACAAGCATGCGCTTGTGGCACCTAAAGCTCGCAAGCAAAAAGGGAGAATATTTTGAGCTACACCACCGAAGAGTATACTAATCGAGCTGACCTGCAGGCAGGGCTGGATTCCGCGCATGATGCCGGGCTTGTTGTCGTCAGTCATGCAGTCTACACTTATCAGGATCCGCAGACGCACCAGCACAACACGCTAACCAGTGTGATCTACTCCGACGTTGCCACTGACATCATCCAAGGCGGCGAAAAGTTATCGTCAATGGCTGATGACATTCTGGCGCTTCGCAATGCTTATGCTGGATACGGCCAAGAGCTGGCGGCCGCACTTACCGCAGTCGCCAATGCTTCCGTTCCTGCTGCAGCCGCCATTCCGGTGACTCCTGCTGCAGTTTTCGTTGCTCCGCCAACTTCCGGTATTGCTGATGCCGACAAACTCGCTGCTGCTGCTAATCCTGCTGCTGGACAGGCTTCCTAATAAATGCCAGGACTCATTGACCACATAGTTGCTCGCTTGCCTGAAGAGGCAAAGCGCCGATGGCGCCGCAGTCCTAAAGAGGGCGTTACAGAGCATACCATCCGCAAGCAGGATATTCCTGCCCGAGAGATGGCGCGAAATCTACGTCTCAATGATCCCGACAATGCCGGGCTCGAAGTTGGGCCGGACGATTACGATTACAAAGAGTTCAATCCTGACAGCCTGCAGTCGAACACGATTAATGAGATCACGCGACTGGTTACTGGGGCGTTGAATTATCGCCGAGTTGTCGAGCCGCGCGTGTTTGAATGTCTCGCGATGTACTCAGGCATGCAGTTGCTTCGCTACAACTACCAGATGCGTACGCTGCAGTTCAGCGGGGGCCAGGGCTCGACCTGGGCCGTGCGCACGACCAGGCCGCTGATCCGCCCAAAGATCAAACGTTTGCATGCCAAGGCCTACAGCCACAAGCCAGATGCCAGTGTCAAAGCCTCCAGCGATAGCGACATCGACAAAGCTGCAGCCGAAGAGGGCAGGGGAATCCTATCTGACAATGACCACCGTGTAAAGCGAGACCGACAGACCAAAAAGGTCGGCAAATGGTCTATGGTTACTGGTATTTGTGGACTTCTCACATACCATGATCCGCGCGGCTGGGCTGAGGTGCCAAACTACCAGCACGAAGATCCGAATGACGAAAACAGTCCACTCGTTTATGACGAGCAGGGGAACCCGATCCTGATCGGTTCGGTCATGAAGCGCGCAGGCTGCATGAAGCAGATGATCGTTCCGTTCCCTGATTTGCTTCTCGATCCACAGGCTCGGGAAGAAGAAGAGCTTGGTTGGATAGGCATTCGGAAAGTCCGAACGCTTGCCGACATTCGAGCAATGTATCCCGAGTGGGGACCTGCTGTAAGACCAAATGCCGGCACTGGTATTGCTGCCACCGTGGAAAGCCGCATGGCCTCCGTGGTAGGCGAATATGTGCGAGGTGCCGAGCCAGGGCCGAACAAAAAAAATTGCGCTGAGGTTTGGGAACTATGGTTCCCTGTCGATCCTGATTTTTGCCCGAATGGCCGCCATGTAGTCATGTCGAACAATGTATTGCTGGCAGACGATCAGTGTTGGCCTGGGATGGATGCCAAGCAATTATCAGCTCAAGGTATCAGGTTTCCGATCAGTCTGATGATGGAAGAAGAGCAACTGGGATCGCTCTATCCACTATCAGCCGTTCAGGATCTTATACCGTCGCAGCGTTCAATCAATAACACGATCAGCCGGCTCGAAGAGCACCGCAACACCAGCTGGGGCAAACTCGTATTTGAGGCCATGTCTATTCCGATAGACTCGTTCGATATGGCCAAGCCGAACGAAAAGATCGCAGTCACTCAAGGCGCACAGTTCCCTGAGATATTAAAAGCCGCTGAAGCACCAGCGTGGATGTTCGACATACTCAAAGTCGAAGAGGGCTACATCGACGACATCTCCGGACTCCATGAAACGTCAGAGGGAAACGTTCCGACTGGCGTAACTGCAGCCCAGGCGATCATGGCACTGGCGGCTCTCGATGAGCTGATGGGTGCTGAACGGGCATCGAACATTGAGCATTATCACGCTCACCGCGCAGCTCTTGAGCTCCATGTGTGCGGCCGCAATTACACTGAAGAGCGGATGATGTTCGTCAGTCAAGGATACTTTGGCGACCCGGCAAAGAAGCTTGGACTGAAGCCAACTGGCCAGCAGCAAGGACAGACACAGCAGCCTGGTCAACCAGGACAGCCTCAGCCTGCCACTCCATCTCCGCAGGCGCCGGACGCTCCACCTTCAGCTTTGAAGCGAGCGCAATCTTTCAAGGCACTAGCCGCCGGCGGAAGCTGCCACCTCGTTATTACGCCAGGCTCTGCACTTGCGAGAGACCCAGTAGCCGCCAGGGCCGAAGTTATCGAGCTTTACAAAGCAGGATTGTTTGGGCCCGTGAACATGCCGTCGACCGCACAGATTGTACTTGCCGCATTAGAGTTTGCAGGTGGCGATGAGATTGTGGAGATGATGGAAGACGCAGCATACAAAAATATGTTGCTTCAGATGGCCACTGCTCCGAATCCTGCAGCTCAACAGCAGTCAGATCAAGATCATCAGATGGCTATGGAACAGCTCAAGGCGCAGTTTGAGGATCACAAAGCACAGACGAAACTCGCTGCAGACTCGCAGCTGGCGCAGATCAAGGGCCAGATCGAGCAGGACAAGATCAACTCTCAACTGGAGGCGAACAAAGAAATTGCGGAAATGCAGCGTGAACTGGCAAGTGCTCAGGCAATGCTCGAACACCTCAATAACCGTATTACCGCTTCCGTCACGCTTTCTCCGCAGGCCCAGGCAGCATACGAGCAGGAAACGTTCGGCGTGAGCCCATCGCCTGCAGCTGCCGAGATGGAGCATCAGGCAAACATCCTTGCAACCGCTGCCCCGGCTCATGCCAATGCGATAAAGCAGCAGCAGGTCGACAATCAGGCACAACAGTCTCAACAGCTACAACAGCAACAAATGGAGCAAGAACAAGAGCAAGCAGAGCAGGCCCAACCGGGGGCCACTGATAGTGACGATAATACTGCCTCGGGAGGGCAGTAATTATGACTAACGAAATTTCAACTGAGCAATACGATATCCCCAACAAAGTCGTAATGGACAATCCGGATCTTCACATTGAAGCAACTCCCGGACATGTGACAATCAAGTCAAACCAGAACTGGGACATCGACAAGTTTGTCGAGCAAGCACAGGACGTTCAGGATGCCATGACTGGCTCTGCTACCACCAAGCACGTCAGGATTAGCGGAGACTCTATAATCGCTGCAGTCAAAGAATTGTCGACCCGAAAGCCTGCGACCGATACTCGCGTGAAGTGCTCCAAGTGTGGCGCTACGTTTTCGCATGATATGGCGCGAAACATGTATATGTGCATTTTCTGCGGCGGACAGTTTCACGCAATTGTGGAGATAGCAGTTAATCAAGAGGCAGCAACTCCGCTCTCAATCTCCACCAAACTCCAACCCGGCGAAACACCAGACGAGCTTGCCGATCGTCACATAGCAAAACTGAAAGGCAGTTGATAACATGATGAGAACAGATGATGACGGCGGCACCAACAGCCGCGGTACGCAATCAGGATTAAGTAAGGGCAGGAGTGCTGTAAAGGCTGCTCCCGTACCTGTGAAACCTGGCGATAGCAAGAAGACTGTGGGGAGCACCGGCGCGGGTTCTGCGTCGCACCAGGGCGACTGGAACAGCACGATGGGCGCGAAGATCACGAGAGACTAATGTCTAGCATCGACGATGCCGAACGGCAGGTACCAAAACCGAAGGATCACGGTCGAAAGCAGCCAGGCGGTAGCATTGTGCTCAATGAGCGCAAAGCTTCAGCGCTCGCACCAGTAAGACAAAAGCGGGATCAGGCAAGATCCGAAGATCCGACACGACATAGATAGATGGCAAGTGCCAACGCTGCCCTTCAGTCCTCCCGAGACTGAGGGGTTTTTAATGCCCGGTACAAAACAAAATGGCAAACGATAACTTATCACAAGTTTCCAGGCGAGAACAAGTTCTGCAGCGCACAGCCGACCAGGCTCAAAACAAGACAGCCAAGACGAAGCAGGATAAAGAGACCAACTACTCGCAGCAGTATCCGCATCAAAATCTCGGGCGATACCTGCATCCAGTTAAGACCGATCCGACTGCAAGCGTAAAAGCTCAGGCAGCCATTCGTCGCAACAAACCTAAGTAAGACAATCCACATTATTCGAAAGTAGGTGAAAACACTATGAATCAGAAACCATTCGGCAACGGGCTCGTCCTCAGTCAGGCACATCTGAACGACCACGACCTGCTGGCGCTATTGATCGGTAATCAGCCGCTCGGTAACGCCGGCATCGCTCAGGGCGCAACCACAACCAGCCTGAAAGTGACTAACGCTGTCACGTATCGCTGCGGTGGGCAGCTCTATACTACGACATCAGCGGCACAGGTCGCATTCCCGGTTACTGGAAACGCACAGTTTACCGGCCTTTGGGATATCACACCAAACGCTACCACTGTTCAGGAGCGCGTCTATGCTGTGACAATCACTTCCGCCGGCACGCTTGGAATGATCTCAACGTTCCAGACGACCGATAGCGAAGGTGTCCAGTATCCTTTGTCGACACTCAACGTCGCCAATACATCCGCACTGCAGTTCACAGGCAGTGGCCAGGCTCCATACCCGGAGCTGCCGTCCAACGGCGGACTGCCAATCAACGGCATCACCGTCTTGGGCGGTGTCCGTATTGCAGTAGCGGCTGGATCGATCGGCTTTGAGGCTAACGTGACGAACGTCGCAACGTCAGGCGCGATCACTGTCACGTTCTTCCAGGGTTATCCAGTTCCTCTCTTTGCTGCTGGCGCACTTGCCAACGGCGCACAGTAAGCAACTTTCCAAGGATCGCAAGCAAAAGCGACCCTTTACCTAGCAGGAGAAGCAAAACTCATGCCCCTCTTAACAGAGATTACGCAACATCAACCAGCCGCAGCCGAAGCGGCACCAGTAGCAACTGAAGCGGATAATACAGAAGCGACAGCCGAAACATCCATCAGTATCACACCACAGCAAAAAGCTTTCCTTGACCGGGCGTCCGGATTAGGCGACCTGATAGAAAAGCTGCACGGCGAAGGCGTGACAACGATGGATGCGCTTTCCGAATACCTATCAGAGCAAAACAAAACAACAACTACTAAACAACTGCAGGCGCAAATAGGACAGATCACCGTTGATCGCAAGGCAGAGGAAGATGGTCTTGCTCAGAGAGAGTACTGGGATAAAATCGCTGGAGGCATGACCAAAGAAGAGGCTCAAGTCCACTTCGAGACTGCATTCGCAAAGCTCGACGCCAAGTATATCAGGCGCGAAAACGCATTGCTCAAGCAGGTTGCCGACACGGTAGCCAGAGAAGATCCTGCCAAAACTACAGCAGTCCGCATAAAGCAGTTAACCGCTGCTAGTCGATACCCAGACGCCGATCCAATCGCTCTCCAAAACTTTGCTAAGGCAAACCCGGGAGAGGACTTGGAGAAAGAAGCAGCACGGCTCCAGAAGAGACATGACGCAACAATCTCGGCATATGGCGGCAAGAAACAAGAGCAGGAAAAATCAGGCAAACCGGCGACAGCCGGCGGCAACGGGTCATCGGCAAACACTAAACGGTTTGGCCCCGACATACCAAACTACGACACAGATCCAAAAGGCGCCAACCAGGCCGCCGACGAGGTGATCGCCGAGTGGCGAAACCGAAACAAATCCAAATAAGAGGGCCGAGGATTACTACTTGGCCCTTTTTTCACGACAAAAATCAAGGGGTAATTATGGCTATCATTATCAGCTACGGCCCTGGCACAACCCCAGGCACCGGCGGTACGCTCCCGTTCGAAGTACGACAGGCGTACGACATTAAACTTCTGAAAGAGGCGCGCCCTGCGCTTGTTCACACCCAGTTCTGCGATCCTCACCCGATTGAAAAGCATACCGGTCTCGTGATCAACCTTCGCAGGATTGAAATTCTCGCGCCGAATACCACACCACTCACCGAGGGCGTCACGCCCGATCTTGATGTGCTGACCGGAGCGAACATTCCAATCAGTGTCTCGCAGTACGCTCGTATCATCGGCTTCACTGATCTAACGATATGGGCAAGCATCGACGATGTGATTGCTGAAGGCACCAAGCGCCTGGCGTTTGATGGAGCTCGCACTCCGGACCTGGTAGCTGCTAACTTCATGTCCAGTGGTACCAACGTCCTGTATGCCGGCGGAGCAATCTCCCGCTCTGCACTTATTCAGAGCAACGTTCTGACATCGGTCGAAATTAAAAAATCTGTTCGAACTCTGCAACTCAACTGGGCGCGTCCATGGGACGGAAAGAACTTCTTCGCAGTCATTCGCCCGGAAGTCCTTTATGACCTTGAGAACATCCCTGAATGGCTGGCGTCCGCCGAGTATAGCGATCCGGAGCGCATCTACCAGGGTGAAGCCGGAGTCCTGTACGGTATCCGCTTTGTCATGTCTCCGCAGGGTGTGACGTTCAGCTCGACGATTAATGTCATGAGTACTCCTGTCTTTGGTGATGGCGCTTTTGGCAAGAGTGAGATTTCCGGCGAAACCCTCGAGCTAATCATCCATATGCCGGGTAGCTCTGGCGTTGCTGACGCGGCCAACCAGCGCGGAACGATCGCCGTGAAGACCACGTTCGGTGGAGCGATTGAAAACCAGGCATACGTTAACCGCATTGAAAGCGCGAATACGCTCTAAGCGATATTTCGTGAACTCCGTCTCCAAGAGTCGCCCGATCAGGCGGCTCTTTTTCTTTTCCAATCTCTAAAGCAAAGGAAGCAAAACCTTGTCTATTACACCGATCAAGCGGCCGCCATTTGTCGAAAGCAAAATCGACACCGAGCCGATCCCTGCCGACGTTCTCGAAGCCGCTAAACAGCAGCTGCTGGCGGAAGGATACTTTGCCCCTGCCAATCAGCAGGTAGGCGACCCAAATGCGGAAACCGCAACGTCTGCACCGTCACAGAACATTATCAACGCGATTATCCCTAAGATCATGGAGCAGTTGCGTAACGCTGGCTGGCTCAGTCCGCAGGATGCAATTCTTACCCGCGCCGGACGAGATGAAAAGCGCAAGGGCAGGAATGGCAGGCCACTAAACGACGAGTATGAACTGCCATCAGCTCAGGATATGCTGGCAAGGTTGCACAGAGAACCATTTGTTACCGTTTCTGTACCTACACCTGAGCATATCAAGCAGGAACCATCCTACCAGGACGGAACACACGACCATTATGAGCTGATCGTTCACACAGGCACCTATTGGTATATTCCGACAGGGATACCTATTGAGATACCGCGTCCGGTGTATGAAATTGGCGTGTCCGCCGGGATCATTTCTCCGCTGACTATCGAAGACATTGCCCTTACTCCGCGCACGGTTCGCAAGGGCAACAGCAAAGAGAAGGCAGGCGTCAAGCTTGAACCTCGCCGCGTGTTTGGCTCTTACTCTAATGAGCGACCAGGCATGCGTAAGACTCAGGCACCTGAAGATGCTCCACCTGCATGGGTTGATCCTCGCGCTATTGGCCTTCCTGTTGACGTTGCAGTAGGCCAGACGGCAGACATCGCCTCAGAAGTGCCTCGTGGTGCTCGCACCGCGCCGGAAGCTGTCAAATAAGCGATGACCAGGCAACATATATTGGCGGCAATTCTGGATCGGATCAGCGAGTACAAGGGCGATCCCATGTCCGGTTCGCCCATGCAGCTTAACGACATCATCACGAACTCCGCCAATCAGGTTGCCAAGCTGCTGAAAACTGACTATGGTGTTTGCCCCATAAATATAGTCGCTAACCAGGCTCTTTATCTTTCGCCTACGTCCGTTCCACTTGGTCAGGCGATCTTAAACAAGAAGGTCGCACTGACCATTTACGACGTGAACGGCTATCCACATACGCTAAATCCGGTGAAGCCGCAAACTATGGACTCGCGGCTCCCAGGATGGCGCTCGGCTCCTGCGTCTGCGCTGCCTAAACTTTATGTGGTGCTTGGAATTTCATCTTTCGCGCTTTGGCCGGTACCTAATTTCAGTGCAACCGCATCGGCAGGACCACCACCTGCAGGAATGTTCATGGAGGGCGCAATTCTTCCTGGTCTCAGCTGGGCATCGCCTACGGCAGAGTGTCCACTGCCTACCGATCTGCATGACCTTGTCGTGCTCAAAGGCTGCATTATGCGCTGTGAACAGAACCCTACCGACTGGAATATGCGCAGGCTTAAGGGCTTCGAGAAAGAGTACCGTGAGCAGATGCAGCAGGCTTATCAGGATCGAATTGGCGACAACTCAGCCGCAAATCTTCCAGCTTACGCCGACGAGTACTCGTCTTGGTGGGACGGCGGGTTCGGCAATACGGCGGTAGTAAATCCGCTGATTGGATTTTAATTATGACTAATTCAGTTTCTACTCTTGAACTCCAGGGCCGAGTTGCCGATTTATCAGGCGTGACGCCTGATATTGGTGCATTCTCGTTTTACCCGCAAGCTTCAGGCACAATGAAGGGAATCTTTGTTGACAGACAAGGTCAGCAGGTCGGGGCAAGCCTCAGTTACAATTTCACAATTACGACACCTTTTACGTTTACGATGGCATACGGTGCTGCGTTGCCGGCTACGGCAATTGGTTTCCTAGGGTTCTTTAGCCAGTCCGTAAACTTTGGCCTTGGCGAGAACCTGTTAATTACTGCTGATGCTAATGGTATCCCACTAACTGCTGGCGAAGTCTATGGCTTTGGACGAGTAAACACGTCTCTATTCACCGGTATTGGAGACGCGGGAAATACGCCGTACGGTCCTCTCTATTTTGCAGATGCTTTTCTCGCTCCGCAAACTGTAACTTGGACTTCCGCTACCGCCGCCAACACGGCGCTGACCGCAAACACGTCTGGTATGGACACTGTTGGTGTAACAGTCACCTGCAGCGCCGGTACGCTTACAGCAGGGCAGCTAATCTTCGAGGTGTACGATGGCTCAAACTGGTTTAACCTACGAATTGCTCAGATTAACTCTCCGAATACGAACCTGGTATACAACCTGTCCGGTACATCTGGTCTCACTCAAATGTGGACGGCATCGCCGCCGCCATTTGCACAATTTCGTGTCAGGCTTGCTACGCAGATTACAGGTTCGTCGTCGGTTTCAATCGTCCTTGTCACAAGCTCTACGCCGGACGTTTCACTGACTACTGTACAGATAGACCCGGCTACGAACCTGCCGCCTGTGTTGCCGGCAGTATTTCAGACAGGTCAGAAAACAGTAGTTACGACCGGCACGGCCGTACAAATGACAAGCGTTTCTTACGTTGTACAGTCGTTTGTTATTTGTACAGCGGGGCCGTCCAACTCGATAGTGAGTACTATCGGTGTAGCTGGTGTAAACAACACTGTAGGCGGCACAGGCACAGGCGCTTATTGCGCTGCTTCAACATCAATAGTAATCCCTGCCGGTGTGAATTTAAACACTGTGTACTTCAACGGCACGGCTTCGGATTGGTTTAGCTGGTCTGGAGCGTAAACAATGACTGCTCCTATCTTAACTATGATGAAGTGCGGGACGAAATATGTCCCGTACTTCAGCCTCGCAGGAGTGACAGTACCGGCACTTCCGGCAACAACTGCAAACTTCAATGCGCTTGGTAGTATGTCAGGAACACTTGGGGCGTCTTTGGCCTCAGGTTTTTCCCGTGCTTCGGTCGGCTATTATTACAATAGCGCAGGTGTACTCACATCTGCGGCGATCAACACGCCACGAATTGATTACAACCCTGCCACGCTTTCGTGCAATGGGCTGCTTATGGAGGCGCAGAGCACTAATGCGTTCCTATACTCTACAAACATGCTTTCAGCACCGTGGTCGATGCAAGCTGCAACATGCGCTCTCTCATCTATTTTGAGTCCTGACAATGCATCTTACATGTACCTATTACAGTCCACTGCGAAGTGGGCATATATTTTACAGCAAATCATTGTAACCCCGGGAACAACATGGACAGCTTCAGCCTATGTGCAAGCTGGAACATCAACCAGTGTTACTATATTTGATAATAACAATCAGCTTAATTACGGCACATTTACGTTAGTAGGTGCAGGTACAGCGACAGCAAATGGTACAGGAACAACTTCTACCATACAATTTATCAGCAACGGCATCTACAGAATCACGATCACATGGACTATTAATGCAGGGCATACGGGATCTTCTGCTGGATTTTGGTCGGGCTCATTTACGAACGCGCAAAATAACGGATCATTTTATATCTCGCAACCCCAGTACGAAAACCTATCTTTTGCCACAAGTTACATCCCTACTGCAGGCAGCACCGTTACCCGCGCATCAGACGTACTTTCAACTAGTTCATTAACCTGGTTTAACAGCAGCGCAGGAACACTGGAGGTAGAGTGGGTGCCACAGGCAATCAGTTTTGGGTCTTCTCAATGCGCAATGCAGCTCTCCGGCCCAAGCGGCACGAACGGCTACCAACTTTACTGCTCAACAAGCAACATATCTGCCCTTGCTGTCAACGCTTCGACTACAGAGTTCACCGCGAATATCGGCACACTTTCACCCGGTAATCTTCAGCGAGCTTTGCTCTCGTACTCGACCGCTCCCTCGTTCTCTGCAACACTCGATGCGGCCGTTCCGACCACTCAGGCGAGTGGTGCTGTCGCGAACACTCCGACCTTGCTTAACCTCGGATGCAACAGTGTCGGTGGAGCGCAAATTTCAGGCTGGCTGCAGAAGTTTAACTACTGGAATTACGTTCTCTCAACATCTCAACAAGAGCAAGCAACATGACAAACACTTATTATTGGTCAAGCACATCTCAAACAAGCTTACTGGCTTCTCTCGTGGACGTCAGCAATGGTCAGCCTATCGTATTCCCGAACTGCCGTGTAGGGCAGGGCACCGCAGCCGTAGCAGCCGTCACAGACGGGCAGGGCAACATCATCACCCCTGCAGTTCCATCGACCGGAGTTGTCGGAACGTGGTACGCGACAATCCGCACGACAGAGACATTGACGGCACCGACTGGCGTTGCCGATGTGACAAATGACCCTGTCAATAGTACGCTTGCTATTCAGGTTGTGGGGATCTGGCTGTGAACTTAGGACAGCTGCAAAATGACATACTGACCCGACTCGGGCGAGTGTTGAATACGAACCAGTTCGCGCTTATGCCTGGCACGTCGGGTACTCCGACGACGCCGACCGATACGGTTTTGACATCGTACATCAACGAGCTGCAGGATGACTTTGCCCGCAGTTATTGTCCGATTGAAGACTATGCTTCGTATGCGTGGCCAGCTGGTGCGTTCCTTGCAAAATGGTCTCTGTGGACATGCAGCATAGTCTCTGGCAACGTGCCGTTCGCAGCACTTAGCATGAGTTATGCAGGAACTCAGATGAATTATGCCAGCAGAGGAGCGATATCGAACTGGGATCCGACACAGCTTGCCTGTCCGACGACAGGATATCCGCTTTACTATTACGATTTCCTCGAGGGTGTGAGACTTAGCGCACCGCCTCCGTCTATTGCTACAGTAGCCGGCTCTGTACTGGTAACTCCGCAAGCGTTGGTTTCCAGCACCGATACACCACAGTTTCCCGCAGATCTGCATTACGCCTTGTCGGTAGGTGTATGTGCGAAGTTATTACTGCAGCGTCGAGACAGCCCAGAACTGCAGGCAAGAGGAAAAGATTTCGATACCGAATATTTGCGCATAGGATCCGACTGCCTCGGTCGTGTGTTCCGCAGCGATACAGATATTGCTAATGTGCTTAGGTATTCAGCGGTAACGACACCGAACACTGGCGACCGAGAGCAGCATACAAGTTAAATCTTACGCGGTAGGTGATTAGCAATGAGCACCGATGGCGGCATTGCGGCCGCATGCCTATCGTGCGATCTTTGCACGTAACATTCAGCCACTTACCGGCGTCAACCCGACTCAGATTAGTCAGACTAATCCGAATGCGTGATAGCGTTCACAAGTATACACAATTATACGAAGGTACTTAATGACACTACATCTGTTACTATGCACAATTTTTAACTGCCATGAGTTTAACAATTTTTTGTTCGGGTGTGAGCAGAAATGTAAGGTTTGTGGAAAGTTGTTCTGGCGAGCAACTACAAGGGACAAATGGACACCAGTAGAATGAAAGAGACCTTTTTGAGACGGTTATACCGCTGGCTATTCAAGCGAAGATTAGATCTTACGCGGCAAGTGATTAGCTGCGAGCACACCCTGCTTCATTTGACTTGAAATAGCGTTATAGCTTTCGCTTGCATTGTCTCGTTCGGCAGAAGGCTTCCGTTTGTCCAGCACGATATTTCTATCCTTAATCAACCACTCGATTTGGTCTTTCTCGATACTTTTATCTGATGCAGGACTGAAGTAGGATTGCGACACATCGCTTGATTGCGTTTGTCGTCGACACGGAATAGCAGATAAGTATGCGCCACAACAAACCAGGAATAACGCCAGAATTGGCCAATATGCTGTTTTCATAATGCTTGAAAAATATCCTTTACGTATAGTATATGCACCGTTGCGGTTAGTTTTATTGGCCGAGAAAATATTAAGATAGATTAATCATGTCGTCTGCTCTTTTGCTAGATACAAGTAATCCTGGGCCAATAGTGCAGGGGAACGCAAGTTCCTTTAGTGCCAACTTTTCCACAACGGGCGCAAATCGGCTTGCAATTCTTTGTATAACGTTACCTGCAAGCGGCGTTTCTAATGCTCCGTCCGTCCTAAATATTCAAACACCAGGGCTTATCTGGACGAAATTATCAGCTAGTCTATTTCCTCCGCTCGGTAGTCTAGTTCCTAGTCAACCACCCACAAACACTCAGGATGACCAAGAAGTATGGTCTGCTGCCGTACCGGTCAGTGGGAGCTATACAGCAGCAGTTACTCTGACAGCAACAGCAGGGGATTTTAGTTGGCTTTGCGACACCTATTACTTTACTAACAACGGGAGCCCGATTCTCCCAATTGCGACAGTCTCGAATTCTGTGTATTCAGGTTACGGGATTGATCCAATTGGTTCTATAACTCCAGCATATAACAATTCCTATATCGCAACATATCTTGCTTCATGGGGTGGAGGAGTTACTGAAAGTCCTCTTCCTGGATATGTATCAACAAGCAATGTTGTAATAAACGGTGACGATGGAGAAATAAGTGGCCAATATTCTACTTCTTCTTATGCGGCAGGTGTTGCTGTAACCCCAGAGTTCGTTACGGGTCGCAGTTCTGCTTTCAACAATATTACAAGTGTTTGCTTAAATTGCCCTCAACCTCCAACCATACTTTTTGATGGCAATCTGGTGATTGGCTGCGGGAACTTTCAGTCATACGAGCTAAACGGAACTCCGCTAAACTGGGAGATTAAATGGGGCGCGATAGACGGTATACCGACCTGCACGCTGGATAACGGGACGCTCGTTGTTGGAACACTGATAGGCATAATCAATGCGCCCGGGGCTGTCATTGGCAGCAACCTTTTGTACGCAATCGGCAACATCGATGCGCCGGTGAGTGTTCTTGATTACTATGCTCCGCTACCAAACAATTTGGTCGGCGCTTGCCAGGTATCACCAATCTCGACCGTGATTTATACGATTACCGCGATAGGCCCCGGTGGCACATCGACGGCACAGGTGACAATTACAATCCCAGCGCAGCTCGTTTGCCTAGGTATTACGCCGAGCGCTGGTGTTACGACGACACTGCTCACCTGTGCTAATATCTCAACCGGTGCAGCACTAAGCTGGTTCTGTACCGGCACAATAAGCCAAAGTATCGACCAGGGAATTGGCGCAGTGGGACCTGTGGGGTCATTACAGGTTTACCCGCTCACGACCGAAACGTGGACGCTCACAGCGCAGCCGGGGAACATCACTGCTTCGGCGACTGTAACGGTAGATCCAACACTTTTGTTTCCGTCGCTCGACGGCATGATTAACTGGTTCGAAGGCGGAGAGAATTTCACTGCAGGGACATATCTAATCACCTGCTGCGGCGGAAGCTTTCAGTATAACAATAATGCTGGATTCGGCATCAACTGGAGCGACGAGAAAACATCCGTTGACCAGGCGTTTAAGATCACCACGGTGCCAGGAACGTTCAACCCACTGCCCGGCCACGCTTTCGCTCCTGCCAGTGGCGAGGGAAGATACATATTCGATGCACCGGGCCACTTCGTTCCTTACTCGTCGTCTGCAGCTGCTAGTACTGTAAATGCTGGAATTGCTGTTTACTATCAGCATAACGGCGGCCCAATAGGAATCTATTTGAACCTAGACTCAACCGCTGGATGTCTTCCGGGCAGTATGCCGCCGACATTCTCTCTGCAGGGCCCAGGTCCGGATCCAACAATTACAGCTACGCCGTCAAGCATCAATGCCGGCCAAACTTCAGAAGTCGCATGGGGAGTACTCAACAGTCCGACCACCGTGACTATCGACAATGGAATAGGCACAGTGACAGCAAGTGGATCCGCAGCGCTTACACCAACTTTGCCCGGAGATAATCGCGTCAATCTGACTGCTATTGGAGCAGGAGGAATCACTCAAAGCGTTTGGACCGATATTTGGGTGTGTGGACCTAAGCCGCCGTCAAGCCTATCGTTTACTGGCGCAGCTGCTGGAAACGTTATAGTCTCATGGTCGACTACCCCGGTGACAGCTTGTACTCAAAATGTGCTGATTGAGCGATCAATTGATGGCAACGTGTTTGCTCAAATCGCCTCTGTAGCACTATCAGCAGGAACATATACCGATACGACACCGATCCCGGGCACGACTTACTATTACCGTGCTCGATCGAGTGACGCTGCAGGCAACTGCAGCCCGTACACGGTCGACTATTCTGCTGCTTCGATACTTATTCCGTCTTCGCCTGTTGTGACACTGCTAGGCGGCGCAGTGCCGGGAAATGGCAATGTGGCGAGTGCCATGATCAGTCCGACCGGATTACCGTTCTTGACGTGGCCTGCAGTTCCTGGTGCGACATCGTACAACATTTACAAAGGCTACAGTGCAGGAAATATGACGATCTATTCAACCGGCGTCACTAACCTGTTTTACGTCGACGCCGCGGCAAACTTTGGTGTGACGGTCTACTACTCTGTGACTGCTGTTAATGCTGGCGGAGAGTCAGCACAAAGCGCAGCGCAGTCAATTACTCCCGCTAGGTTTCTCAGCGGGACAGGAGCTATTTATAACTGATGCCAGTCGTATCTGCCCGTAACTTTTCCGGTATTGATGTTCGGACCGATCCAGGCGGATTGTATTCCATTTCCCCGGGCAAGACAATCCAGGCTAGTAACGTCTACGCCCAGGGTGGCGACTATTACAGTCGACCGGGCGTTAATGCCATACTGACGGCCGCTCATACTGGACAAGCTTGCTATACCGGGTTTCCTTATGTCAAATCGGATGGATCAGAATGGCTCATCTATGCCGTGGGTGTTCCAGGTAATACTACTGGTGGAACCATTTGGCAGGTAACAAAGGCCGGCGGAACACCGACAGAAATCCTCGACGCGACCAACGGCAATGCTCATTTTTCGATTAATGCCTCGGCATTTCGTGCGGTTCAGGGTGGTAGCTACGCCTACTTCTGCTGGGGCGGGGCGAATGTCTACCGAACCAATCTAGCCACAAGCACGGCCGCAGCGGTCACAGCGTTAAACCCGCCAACAAGTGCTCCTGTCGCAGCGCTCACTAGTCAGCCGCTTTTGTCACTTGCGTCTCTGTCAAATTGGAGCCAAGACTCGTGGAGTGGAGCTATTACAAATTGCCTGCCGGGCTTTAACCTTGAAACAGGTAACTACTTTTATCAGGGCGGATTGAACGTTGTGCAAAAGGCTCTCAACGCTATAGGCAATAGCGGAGGCTATACGTCCGGATATTACAACCAAGACGGCAGCATAACATCTGGTGTACAGACCAACTCCGTTATGCTCTCGACAGGTGCTAATCCTGCCGTGGAGCCTATAAACACTGAAGGGCTTCCATCGTCTTACGGCTCGATCAACGGCATAACCACTTCATCCTGGATGCAATTTGATAATGCTGGCGAAGGCTTTATCTTCCAAAATGGCGCAGTCATTAACGGTGGGCAGTCTATATACTACCAGTCCCCTACGCTTGAGGCTCCGGATGCTTATAGATCATGCTCACAGTTTTATGTGGGTTTCAACTATTACACGACAGACACCTCCTCTAAACAGGGTTTCGCCGTCACACTTACAGCCTACAGCGATGTGTACTGCACTGTTCAACTTGGAGCACCATGTACCAAGACATTCATACCGCAGAACGGTGGACAAACACCGGGCCAGTTCTGTGATTTTATACTTGATTTCTCCGACCTTACTGCTCCGATTGCGGGAGTTAAATTGTTCATCGGCGGCGCGGCCACAAACTACCCGACTGGGCACGGATGGGTTTATGCTGCAAATCCAGTATGGGCACCAGTTCCGAACGGTTTTACCATAGCCCAAGGAGCCAATAGTTCGATGGCACTGTCCCACCTGGAGCCTTCATCTGGTTATTTCGGCGCACTGAATGGCACACGGATCACTTATGACTCCGGTCCGGGAAACATTCTGAACTGGTCGAGTTGCCCTGTTGTTGCTCTCAATATTGGCACATCCAGCACAGGCGGCGCGCTCACGATCAGCGATCTTGTGACTGCAGGCATGGCTATGCAGTTTGTTTTCCGGCAAGACGGCGCAACGGTTGACTATGATTCGTCACCGCTGACATTCGACACATCCTTTACCTATGTTGGCACGGACGTTTCAAATGCAATCCCAGCCAGCATTCTCTCGGCTTTCCGGTATTTCAGCATAGAGTTTACTGCCGATCTAACTACAACTGTTAGTACGTCCGCGATGTTTACGATCAACTCCATAGTGTCTAGCGGGAATTTGCCAATTGGATTTACTGATGTTACTTATGCTTTTGAGGAAGTTTACAGCGTTGGAGATTTCACGCTTTCAGATCCAATTGAGACATTCTACAGCCCGACGTCAAACGCACTGACGGCGACTATTGACCAAGCGACAGGGCTGATTACTATTCCGCAGTTCATCAATCCATTGGCTGATTACGTCAGGGTAGGGCGACGAGGCGGTACGTATGACGATGGACAGTTTAGAGTGATCGGCACATTACCGAAGGCTTATGACGTGCTGGCACCTATCGATTTAACTGACTTCTCAATCCCCGCTGGACAGCCGATGCAGATGCACAGTGCGACCAGGCCTGCAGTAACTACTGACGTCGGACAGACGGTGATGATCAATGCGCCGGTGCCAACTGGATTTACCGCAGGACTCTATCAAATCGTGGGGATATCCGGCACTGCATGGGTCCTCAACAGTTCGGCGGGAACAGCCGGAAGTTCCGGTGCAAGCGGGAATTTCGCTGGTGACAACCTGGCTTGCGACCTGGAAAATCCGTTTGTTACGTGGAAGCATTCGACTCGCGCCGTCACAGACAATACCCCGGATAGTTATCTAAACCAAGCGTTGACATTACAGCTTAGCAGAGACTTAATTCCTGCAGGCGTCACATGTATGGCCTACTGGGACAACCGTATAGCCTTTGGCAGTGACGAAACACTCTCGCTATCCTGGAGCCTTATCGCAGACGCACAGAATGGCATCTACATCAGTGATACCAATGATTCGAGTACTGATCCAAACTGTATCATTAAAGGATTTGCCGACGATATAAGACCGGGTGACAACGATCCGATACGTAGCCTAGTCGCACTCGACACGCAGCTCGTCGCATTCAAATCTAAGTCATGCGGACTTATGCAAGGCTACGATCCATCGAACTTTGTACTACAGAGTTATCTGGTCGACGCTGGAAACGGTTGCATAGCTCCGAGAGGGACAGTGGCATACAATAACCAAATTCTGTTTCTTGGTCCGGACTCTGTATACCAGTTCAACGGTGACACAGTAGATCGACGAAGTATAGAGATTGGGCCGCAATTGCATCCATCTGGGAACGCTGGTGAAGCAACAGTTAGCGCTGCAGCTGCTGCACTTTCTGCGATGTTTGTGTATCAGGGCAGATTGCACCTACTGGCTCCTGTGGCCGGTGGCAGTAACAACTCGGTAGACTGGGTGTTCGACTTCATCGAGAATGCATGGACGCAGTGGATCTATCCTGTTGGAATGACATCTGGCTGCAGCCTTGTCGCATCCTCGGATGGAGATTGCGTTTACATGGGCGGACTCGACGGCCAAATCTATACTTACTCGCCGGGTACAGGAGACTATACCAGTATAGGTGGGGCGGTAATTCCGATCGTCGCTTCTGTAACGTCAAGAGGCATGGGGGAGGAAGTTGCTTCGTACTCTCCGTCAATGGAAGTTGGGCTGGCAGCACTGCTGGACACCGTTGCGACTGAATACTACACAGAGGTTCGTATCCCTTCTTCTGGCTGCACGGTCACCACATTTGCCTTTGCTGACGACGACAACGCTGCTGGAGACCCGACGTACCAAAGCAACACATACGCGGCCGCTGGCGGGAAACACAAGTTCCGTTGGTCTCTCGCTCCGGGTTTGTCCGGCACGCAACTTTTTGCCGGTATCTCCGCATCAATCACGAGTGGACAATTTGCAGTACGATTTCTAGCTCTCGACATATCGAAAACTGCACCTGAATATTAGGAAGGTTAAACACCATGGCAGGATCAAATCCATTATCTACAACTGCTGGCTCGGTAGGCGTCGGCATTGGTGCACTGGGTGCATTGTTGCCACTTGTAAGCGGCGGCGTACAGACTGTTACCAATCCGTACTCGTCTCAGGCGAACTCAGGATATGCGCAGGAAGCCTCTGACGGTGCCGATCTCAGCCAGTATGGACAATCGCAGGTCGGACAAGCGAATACACTGCAGAATACTGAAAACAGCACACTCTCCAATCTTCTGTCTGACACGGCCAACCCTACCACGGGCATGACCAACACGCAGATGGAAGCTCTCGACAATCAGACAAACAACGACAAACAGTTCCAATCTGCGGATGCCAAAGTGCTTGCTGATGCCGGAGCTCGCGGCGTCGCATCCGCCGGCGGAAACAGTTCTGCAGTTGCAGGCGGCCAGGCTGATGTCGCGGCAACCCAGGCTGCATCTGACGCAAGTATAAACAACACCAATACATGGGACATGATGCGGCAGCATCTGAACAATCTTATGACAGCCAACTCTGCAGCGCAGTCTGCCCAGGGGCAGGCCAGCAGTGAGGGTACGGGTGCTTTAAGTTCTGGAGGAGAGCTATCCAGTCAGGCTGGTAACGATTATCTGAACGAGGGACAGCAGGAGATACAGAATACGCAAACCGCTCAGCAAGCGCAAAACGCTGGTTATGGCGGAATCACTTCATTCGGCGGAAGCCTTGCAGGTCTCGGATCACTGGTCTAAGGAAAAACTATGTCACTTAACACATTAGGCGGCCCGATCGCAGGGCTTGGTGCGGCATTAACTGGCTTTGACTCAGGCTTGGAACATGGCACGCAGATCAGGCAACAAGCCGCTCTGAACCAGAGTGAAATTCAGAAGAACCAGGCTTACGGTGATTGGATGGAGCAGAGGAATGCTACAGGCATTGCGGAAGCAAGGCTTCGCGGCGTTGATCCAGCACTTATTCGAGCAGCTGCGGCCGATGCCGGAACAGCCGAAAAACTCGGAACAGCCTATGGATTAACTCCTGGACAGATTATGGACTACGGAAGATCTCTCGGGTCCAATCAACCCATTCCTGGTTATCCTGGATCTGACGGAATGCCTACACCGTTACCCCCTTCGGTAGACTCAACGCCAATGGGAGCTTTTGCGAGTATTCCACGGACTGTACCAGGCACAGCTCCAATTACAGGAACGAACAACTATACGAGTGGACCGGCTGGACTTTTAGCGCCGATGCCTTCAAATGTTTCGCCAGGTCCTGCTACGATACCTACGACACCGCCAATCACAGGATTGGACTATCACCCTCCAATTGCTGCGCGCGGTATGCCGCAGATTGGAATACCTGGACCTGTTCCGCAGCCAAGGAGTACTGCGCCTGGTCTGGCGCCTATGCCCAGTTCGATGACCACGTCGACTACTCCGGACTGGATGAACCAGGGACCGCAAAAGGGTGGGCTGCTCTCTATAGACCAGCAAAAGGCTGACAATGGCACGGTAACAGCTAACAACGGAACAATATCGGCTGATGCATCCGCTTCTAGAGCACAAACTTACGCAAAAATTGGAGACGCGGACGTCAAGGAGACAGGGGCAAAAACTCAAACTATTTTAGCAAATCTGCCCTTCATAGCCCCAAGGGACGCGGCACAGATTGCACTTTGGCAGAATGAAGGCGCATTGAAGAAAGTTCAGGCAAATATGCTGCCTTCTCTTGATAAAGCAAAGGAGAATCTGTACGACGCCCAAACAACAGCTGCAGCATCGATACCGGGCTATCGTCAAGGGTTGCTCTCAATCGCACAGGGAAACCTTGCTGATCGAACAACGCTTCTTAAACAGACGCTGACTAGTATGGGCGTTACCGATAATTTGACTCAGGCACGTATAGCTGATATTTATTCAAAAGACCAGGACGGTAGTTTCAGAAGTGCAATGAATACGATGACCCTTGCCAGCAAGGTAATCAATGATCCTCTTGCGAATCCAAAAGAGGTAGCTGCCTATCAGTCGTTGCTTAGTCAGGCGATAACTGTTGTTACCGCAAGGCTCGGAAAGTCTGGATCTTCACTAGATACTGGAGGCGGTTCTAATGTGTCTTCGCCTGCCACGCAGGGGACTGATCCAAATGGCCAAACAATCAGACCGTTTCCGGTCGTGACTCCGTCAGGGATACCAGGCTCCGCTGTTCCACATCCGAACGTTCCATCAGCTCCGCCAGTACATCCGGCGATTGCGAGGACTGCGCACAGCGCAATGAGTGGATCGCAAGGACAGCAGGTCACCTATAACGGAAAACAGTATTCAGTAGTGCCAGAAGGTCCCTACCTAAAACTGTTCAATCAAGACGGCTCTTACTCCGGACACTACATAACGAGAAAATAAATGTCAACTACTGGACCAATAACAATCAACGACGAGTTGCTTCAGTCAAAAGGCTATACAGTGAGGGACGGTGCCCCTCCGCAGTCGCAACCTCAGGCAACATCCGGGATGAGTGATGCTGATTTTGCGAAACTTGGCCTTTTGGTGAAGAGCGGAGCACCGCCTCCTGTTACACCGACATTTACAGACACTGAACTAAATCAAAGAGGATATTCGGTTCAGTCTGGCGCACCGCCGCAGCGCACACCGTCCCAGATCATTGCCGATAACAATCCGTACCGAAGCAATAGCAACGATCCAATTGCGGGAAACACTCCGCACGGAATGACACCCAGTACTGCAGGCGGCGGCATTCCGTGGGCGTCTAACAATAGCGAAGCGTCTCGTATGGCTACGCAGTTCCAGAGTAATGTAAATAACGAAGTGAGACAGGTACATCAGCCTAAGATAGCAGGTCACCATGTCTCAGCGGGCTTACCTTCATTTGGCGAAGTCGCTACTGACATTATAAACGATTTCAAGCCGGGATCTACACATCCCGAAACAATCGCAGGCTACACGATGGATGTACCATCAGTGCCGCCGATAGTGAAGGGAATTGAAGGATTGGGAACGGGTGCGTTAAACCTTGCTGGAAGTATCACGTCTGATGCAATAGACACCGCTATGCGAGGCAAATCAATTGTTTATCCAGGCGCATTTAATGGACCCACAAAGAAGCCAATAGAGACTGGCGGAGTTCTTCACGCATTGATGGGGCTTGAGTCAATCTACCGTACCCAGCGCGGGGAGTTGCCGACACAGGATATCACGCCCGAATTGTCGCAGGCGCACTTGAAGGGCGATGTTGCTCCGTTGGCTGGCGCCGAACCTGGCGGTGTGCTTTACAATGCCACCAGCAGAATAGGGCAGTCTGCAGACGCAGGTGTACTCCAAGCAATAAAAGCCGGTGGCAGATCTATCAATGGGACGTATGGTCAAGAGTACCGCGCGGACCCTGCCGGATTTTTAGCAAATACCGGTATGGTTGTCGGCGGATCAGCGTTGGGCGCTGCGCTTCGTATCATGGATGCTCCGGCGGCATTAAACCGTACAATCATTACCAACAACGCACAGATCAACGCTCTACGTGCTGCCGGAGATACCGAATCACTTGCCAAGGCTCAACTGCTGGTCGACACTAATAACCGTCTACAGTTCCTAGCCAGCAGCGGTATCCCTAACCTGAAAGGCAAATTGCTACGCGCATTTTCTACGAAGGGTGAACGCACAACCATTGAGCCAGAGAGCGGTGTTGCACCAGAAGCCGATCCTATCAACAAGCCGCTCGTCTTGCCGAACAGCACTATCGCATCGTCGGCCACAACGATACACGTTAATCCGACTTGGTATAAAGCACCGCTTAACGGAATCCACTCCTTACCTGAAGGCGTCGAAGTCTATAAGTCAGTTCGGAACGCTGACGGAAGTGTCTCACAGCAACTATCACATGAATTAACGCAGAATACTGAGCAAGTACTTGGTATCTCAAAAACGACAGCACCACCATTGAAAACGTCCAGTGTTGCGGCCATGCAGGAAGCAGAAGCTAAGGCAAATGTGCCCGAAGCCCCGAAGCCAATCAATTCTTTGGGCAGTGTGTTGAAGGCGACAAAAGAGAGGGCTCAAGGTATTCAGAGTGCGAAGGAAGCAGCTCAAGCCGCATCCAATACAGCTCTCGGAGCAAGCGCAGCGGAACATACTAACGACCCACTATCCGCATTCGAGCCGTCCCAGGCGGCCGCCAACAATTTAGATGACGCTTTCAGCAATCCGGACTCAGTATTGGTCAGCCACGCGAAATTCGCCGCGTCGAATGGGAAGCCTGTGCAGATCACTTCGACCGCCGATATTGCTAACGCGCTTGTTGAGTCCGGGATACCACAGGATGGAGCGCGTGCAGTCTCTACATTGGTTGACGCTTACCTGAATACTAGAGCTGCTAAAACTGGCGAGTCTCCATCTCAATACCTGGAGGCTAATCTCCGAGGTGTCGTGCCGGGCGAAACACTGACAGCCAAGACTACGGAAGGCCAGCAGTTAGTTGATAATATTAACAATGCTGTTAAGGAGCATGCAGCGCAGCCGCAGACAGATGATCTGTTTGCGGATAGTACTGCGTCTAAACATGAAGTTGCATCAGGACAGCCAGTTGCCGCTTTTGCTAATGTGCCTACTTCCTCGATCCAGGTTGATCCTGATCGTTTTCAGTACAAGATTATCAAAGGACATGGTGGTCAGACCGGATCGCTTTCTAGTGTAAAATCATGGAATCCCAACTCCGCCGGCGCACTGCAAGTATGGCGTGATCCAGCGGATGGACAGACCTACGCAGTCAACGGGCATAATCGTCTCGCGCTTGCTAATCGGCTTGGCGTTAAGAATGTCAATGTTCAATATCTCGATGCTGCAACTCCAGGCGAGGCCAGGGCCCACGGCGCACTGGTAAACATTGCTGAAGGCCAAGGTACGGCAGTTGACGCTGCGCAGTTCTTTAGAGACTCGAAGATGACGCCGCAGGAAATCTCCGACCAGGGCATACCTCTGAAGGGCAAAGTAGCGGAACAGGGCATTGCACTTTCACAGCTTCATCCTTCGATATTTTCCAAGGTCGTTCGCGGAGAGATTCCTGCAGAACGTGCATCGATTATCGGCAGTAAGTTGCCGAACCCGGACGATCAGCTTTTGCTTACCCGTCGGATGGACGACTTGGAGAAGTCAGGCAAGGAACCGACCAACGGGCAAATATCCGAAATGGCCGACAGTATTGCAGGCGCTCCAAGGGGTGCAGCGGGAGTATCCACGCCGAATATGTTTGGCGACGATGCAACCCCTGCAGACAAGAGCCTGTTCTTTGAGCGAGCCAGTGTTGCTGATTATATTCGCAGACAACTCGGACGAACCGCAAATGTATTAAAGACCGCCGGTAACACCGCGAATGCCGAGGCCTTTGCTACCGGCAAAAACGTGATCGACGCAGAGACAAGTGCGCAGAAAGCTCATGAAACTAATCAAGCTCAGGAGATATTCGACCGAACCAAGAACTCGTCTGGTCCAGTATCAGATATACTAGACGAAGCTTCACGCCGTCTAGGAAAAGGAGAGTCGCCAAATGTCGTCAAACAAGATGCCCTTAACAAGTTCCGTACAGCCGCACCCGACATCATCAGATCCCTTGGCCAGCGAACAACCGGAGATACAGCAACGACTGCAGCAGCAGGCGAACCTGTTGGCGAAGGTGCAGCAATTCACCCACAGTCAGCCGCCGGAGCGATGGGAACAGCGGGAACAGTTATCCCAACCGAAGAAGAAGACCACGTAACTGGCCAGCTCTTCCAACGTGCACCGACTGGGTCTTTGTTCGGCGATGACAATGTAGAAGATTTCCGCCTGCAGCCTCCAACTGAAAAGCCTACTGCCAATACTAAGGCTATTCCCAATGGTGTTACAGGAAGGCTGCAATTTGAAGATGAAGTTCATCCGTTTCAGTCTGACGAGCGTATTCCTCAAACTATCAGGGATGTAATCGGCAACGCCGAACGGCAGTCAGACGGCTCCCTGTCAGCTTCTGGCAATGTCAAGAATGCGGCTCGCGCAAAGATTAACGGCAAGTGGGTCAACTACGGCGCACAGATGACCGTCAGCGACATGGAGAAGGCTGCGGCCAATGGTCATGGCCAAGTGCTACACGGAGCGAACGGAGACATTACCTACAACCTTGTCGACGGCGATCATCACCTTACTGCCATTGTTTCACCTGATGGCAAGACTCGCGTGTATGTTCGGAGTAATGTGGGAGCAGCGGAGCCGAATAGCGGATTTAGCGGAACGCTGTTCCAGAAGTCACCATTTGGCGAAGGTGAAGATCATTATGTCCCAGGTCTTGGAGGCGTAACGTTTATAACCGATTCCCTGGGAAACCATAGGATTAGGAATGGAGAAAGTCTGAATATGCCTATTAGCCAGGATGTTCGCAACATCCTCATACCTAAACAAATTACTGAATGGTCACAAGATCCGCGAGGCTATATTGCTGACAGGCTTGGAAAGCTTTACGACCTGGCAGTAGGGCAAAAAGGAAAGAGTGGCGTATCTTCGAAGAATGCAAAAATGCCTATAGCGATAGTAGATCACGAACTTGCTAATCGTATCAGGGGCGCCGTCGGATTAGAAACAGAAGGATCTACTTTAGTTGCTGATACGAGCACTGTCCATCATTCGAACAAGGGTGGCCCCAATAGGGGTGTAGAAGATGAACACGAAGAAAACCGTGTGCACATGACCAGGGAAGATTTCACACATATATATGATGTGATAAAAGATGCAGACACTATAGAAAAAGGTAAGAATACTGTTCAAGGCGGCACAGTTCCTGCCATAGTATTCAAAAAGCAAATAGGCAAGCGTATTGAGATTGTAACAGGAGTAAGTGAAGGCAAAAAACTAGTTTTTACTGCGACTGTTAAGGCATACGATGAAGGCACGAGCGCTCCGAAGCAACGTGCTACCTCTAAAACAGAGGGCGTCGCGCATACGTCGACCGATGACGGTTCCGCTCGGAGTAGTTCGCTCGCTAATCCAGATATACCACAATCTGACGAGAAATTATTCCAAAAACCTAGCCAAGTCAACACTCCGCAATTTAAAAAATGGTTCCTTAGGTCTCGGATAGTAGACGACCAGCAGCAACCAAAGGTTATGTATCACGGCACTGGAGGCGCGAGGCACTCAGAATTTGATACAACAAACTACGCGGGAGACAATCATCTACTCTATGGTTCCGGTGCGTACTTCACCGATAGCCCAAAGACTGCATCTGGTTATGCTGAAACAACCAAAGGATCAATCACGTCTGCAGATAAGGCGGCATACTATTCTGAAGGACGCATTGTTAGATCCTATGGAGGATTCGATAAAATTGTAAAAGGGTATGATCCGAAAACCGGCTATGTTACCGGTGTTAGGGTTAACCGTGATGGATCGCCTATTGCAGGTGAAAAGCCGAGAACTTATGGTGTTTCAATCGATAATGAGAACACTAACGACATAAAACAGGCGCTTGGAAAAGGAAAAGGTGTGTATCCAGTTCACCTTTCCATTAAAAATCCATTCGACATAGACAAGAGCATCGGACTGGACGGTGCCAAGTCGATTGTCAAAGCGCTCAAAGAAAAAGGCCTGCCAGAATCTTTACTTTACGATAATAATATCAGCCCGTTAAGTACTGGCAAGGACTTATATAAAGTTCTCTGTAGGCACTTAGGAGACAAATGGGATGTACGAGAAGTGCTCGAAAAAGCTGGGTACGACGGCATAACCCATATTGGCGGAAGCATCACAGGAGGCGAGCCGCACAATGTTGCTATAGCATTCAATGGCACACAGATCAAGTCCGCTATCGGTAATAATGGTAACTTCGATCCTAACGATCCTAACATTCTTCATCAGAGTGCGCCATTCAACAAGCCGTATGACTACGCCGACAAGTTCACCCCCGAGGCGCTGGACTGGGCATCATCCAAGAAGTTCGGAGATGTAGAATCTCCCAGAACACTTGGTGATTACTTGAAGGGCCCTAAAATCAGGGAGTTGTTCAAGGATGTTCTTAATACCCGTATTACCAATCTTCCGAATGAAGATCCAGTACTGCGCGGTGCTTATGGCCTGTATGATCATAACTGGAAGGATATCACCACCGCGCATGATATGGATGAACATGGGCCGCTTCACACTATCCTTCACGAAGCCGCCCACGCATTGCAGGATAAGAAGGGCAGGTTGACAGACGAAGGTGCACAGCATCTTTACAACGGTGATTACAACGCCTACCGAAATAGCCCAAACGAAGTCAATGCCCGCAAGCTGGCGGACTACGCTTACTATCATCTGCAAGAAGATGGTAAGCCACTATTTCAAAAAGGCTCGGAACCTGCTGCAGGCGCTGGGCCGTCAGAAATAATTGACGCAATCAAAGGCAATAAGTACTCACAACTTGGTCCTGATGGTGAAAAGGGAAGTATACAGTGGTCTCGCAAAGACGGTCAAGCACTCATAAAGCTTTACCAATCAGCTGACGTATCTACCGCGGCGCACGAGTTTGCACACTTCTTTCGTAAGTCGCTCACACCTGATCTGCTGGCCAGGGCTGAAGATTACTACGGCATTAAAAATGGCGAATGGACGACTGACCACGAAGAGAATTTCGCGCGTGACTTTGAGGCGTATCTAGCCAACGGGAAAGCTCCGCGCCCACAGCTGCAGGAAGTGTTCGATAACTTCAAGGGCTGGCTGACAGATATCTACAAGAATACAATCGATAGTCCAATCGCCGGAGAACTTCATCCAACGATGAAGACTCTCTTTGATGATATGCTTGGCGGCAAAGGCCATGAGTCTATCACCGGAGAACCGACCAGTGATAGCCCGCTCGCGTCTTCACCAGTTATGGCCGGTGGATCAGGAGCAAAGTCTCCGATGTTTAACTGGAAGTTTGGAACACCGAATCTGCAGGATCTAGCCAATGCAGTGCGAAATGCCAAACCGGCAGTACGAAATACCTTTGACGCTGCCGGCAGTTACCTGAAGAAGCATGCATCCCCGGAAACCACCAGCCGATTCCAGGAACTGGGTGCTGTAACTGCCAGGACAAACGTGCTGATGAAGCATGCAATGGGCGACGTCGTGCATGCACTCGGTACCTCTGCAGACCTAGACCGCTTCGGAAAAGTACTGACTGAAAGCAGACTCCGCGGTGTACGTGCTCGGTGGCAATCACTTACGGCCAATGCACGAGCTGCTAATCCGGAGGATCTTGTTACGCGAGACAACAAGGGCACGATCGTTGCGCTGGACGACAAGTATGCAGAACCAATTGAAGCACTTGGCAGTGGCGGCGGAAGATGGAGTAATATCGCAGCTCAGCTGCATTCGCAGATCGAATATGCCAATGAGACCGGCGATCTAACTCACCTGAATAACTTTGTTGCCAGTACTATGAATCGAGCGTCCAAGAACGTTCCGACGATGTTCGGGAATCCTCTGCACTACGATAACACCGTAAACGATCCAAAGTTCAAGACTGCGCTCCAGATCTACAAAGATCGGATCGAGCCACACATCGCGGAAAGCCATGCTAGCAATGAAGGTGTCTTCTCGCAGGACCTCGGGCCGCTCAAGACTTACTACCCACTGTCAGTGTTCAAGCAAGATGGTTCACTAAGACCTGTTGGCACTCCATCACCAGCTATGGAGCCAGCCGAGAATATTCACAACCGTTTTGCCACTGGCCAGGCTGAGCAATACGACAGCACCCCCGGCGCATTGGCAAGCAAGGTGTCTGGACTGCTTCGCCGAAACAGCCAGGCTGCATTTGTGCGCGGTATCGTAAACGACGGGCTAACAGTGGATCCGAGCGACGAAGCTCAGATGCAGCGGATCACTACCGTAAGCAAGAAGGACCAGTACGGAAACTCTCACGACCAGGCAACTATCGACGTCGGCGGCGTAAAGTATCCGGCATCGCTTGCTGCCATTGAATATGGCGGCCGCAAGGTCGGTGCTGATGGGGTTCCGTTTAGCACTAAGGGTAAATCGGTCTATGTTCCGAACTGGCTGAAGAAAGAATCAGGTCCGGTCCTGACGCATGACTATGAGCGATGGGGCAGTGACGATGACACGCCGGAGAACATTCTTTCCCGGGCCGCGACAACGATTAGTCTAGCTGCTCCGCAGGCGGGAGTAGCGCACGTATTCAACCTATCGTATGGTTTCATTAAATCTGCGGGGCCTAACTTGGTTCACATCCTCGGGGGCGAGTGCGGCGTGCAGAACATGGCTAAGCGATTTGCACAGGTCGCAAATAACGATCCGGACAGGAACGCCGTAGCACTCCAGGAGATGGCCCGCAGTGGTGCTCTTAGTGATAGATACGGCAGTCTGACCAATGATCCCAAAGTCGCTGAACTACTTGGCACAAAGCCGGTTAGTGGCGTAACGGTTGGCAATACTAGGCTTGCGACCAATCCGAAGTTCCTGCTATTTGGAGACAGAGGCATGGATGTCCGGACTCGCATTGCACTCTACCGCTCTGCTAAGGCTATGGTCGGACTGGATCCGGACGCACCGCTGCCGACAAATCCAAACGGTTCATACCAAGATCCGGAGATGGCGGCGCAACTTGCCAAATATGTAACCGACACGGTTGGTCAATACAACCGAGTGTTGCAAAATTCTGTTGTGCGAGGACTAGTCAAGCATCCGCTTGGTAATCCGTTCGCAGTGGCCGGCACTACGTTTATGAAGCAGGGCATCGAAGCGAATACCAGATTTTGGGATGTAAACACGCTGCCTACTAAGGGTGTTGCCCTTGGCCGCCAGGTTGCTAATAAAATGTTCGAGCAGGCTATCGCTGGGCCAGTGGCACTGATCGGAACATGGGCGGCGCTATACGCAATTCAGACCGGACATCTGCCGTTTGATGATAAGAAGAGCCGGTTTCTCACTGTTCCTGTTGGAACTGATACGAGGCTCGGCAAGGCATTCCCCGGAGTCTCCGATGTAATAGGTAAACTGGAGAACGCTCAAAAAGGTCAAGAACCCGGAGTAAGCACTGCGATAATGAATCCGACTGTTTCGAGGGGATTAAATGCCCTTGGTGTACGCAATGCTTACAATGCTTATCAGGAAGGCGCGACACCGGGAATGGTGGGAGAAGAAGCGCTGCGCGGCCAGATCAACGGACTTTCTCAGCCGTTTACCAGCGGCCCTTTACTGAATGACATTCTAGCTGCAGGCGGCATTACTCCGTACCTTAGCAGCCTTAGAGATCGAAGCAGTGGACAGAACGTGCCGCAATTCGAGCATACTCTTCCACCTTCAGAGCCAGGCTACGCAAACCAGGTAGAAAATCGTGCACTTTCTGTAGCTGCCACCGCAAACCCGGTAGCCGGCGCATTACTTGGAAAAGCAGGTTATGGCTCAAATGCCGATTATACACCAAAAGGGCAGTCGCCTATGAGCGGATCCGCGCAGTTTGCAAAGAACATTGTCAATACGTTCCTGCCGCGTGGGCTAACTCAACCGGCAACAGACATGACAGGGCTGGGACTCGCTGATACTGCAGCTGCAGCGCATAAAGCAGTAATCCAGCCTGGCGTGAATGCGACAATACAGGACATCGTTCAACGGCATCAGAAAGGTGAGGATGTAAGCGCCGAAGCTGGTCAACTTATACGGTCTGGCCATGCCTCTAAAATGCAGATTGAAGATTCGCTTAGAGATGCAGTCAGCAACCCCGTGGTTACGAAATTTCGTGAATTACCACTTGCTGCAGAGCAGACATTCTATCAGAATGCGTCGACACAGGATCAGCAGTTATTGAAGCCTTACCTTGAGCAGAAGCTGCAGCGATCACCTATAGCACTCACACCTGAACAGCAGGCGATCATTGACCGAAACGCACCAGGTCAGGGCACATCGTACGCATCGGCATCACCTGCTGCGGTAAATGCTGAAATGAGGACGGCACCGCAGCCAGCACAAATGATACAGGCGGTCAATGCGCTGCCGATATCTCAAGTACTGCAGGCGTATCAGCAGCAGCCAGTGCAGCTCAGGCAGACATGGAGGCCGTTCATCATGCAAAGAGTACTCGCTGCTATCCGGTCGCGAGAAGCGACGCCGGCGGATGCAATGCTAGCTAATCGGCTGGGCATTATGGGACAACTTTCGAGGCCGAAATAATGGCAAGTAATCCAAACGTACCGACAGGGAAGCCAAATACTCGCACGTCGCCTGCAACTCCAACGAAACCGAGTTATGCGGGTACTCGCGGAATGACACAGGCGCAACTGTACGATCATGTACAGTCGTTCCAGAAGTTTGCGGCCGTCAACTCTCAAGCTTCAACTAAGACGACCTCGACGACCAGTAACAGTGTGAGTACCCCCTCGGAGTCGGTAAGCACTAATAACGTGGTGGCCAGCCCAAGTTACGAGTTCTTGAACAGTTCGTCGGACTCTACGCCTGGATTTGCATCTAGCAAGATTGTCGCATCCGGAGGTTTAAGTAGCTCAACCGCCAATCCTGGAGGTGACGAAACACTGCAAATTGTTGGCGTCGTGTTCGGTGCTTCTGGCGCTTCTCATGCGGCTGGCATCGTGCCGGATCCAGGTGCCACGGCAGGGACTACCCGGTATCTGCGCGAAGATGGCAGCTGGAATACGCCGCCTGGTGGGGCCGCTGGCACGGTGACGAGTGTTAGCGTTACCGCTCCTGCTTCTACATTCGCTGAAACTGGAGACCCAGTGACGACCTCCGGGACAATTGCGCTCACCTTTAACCCACAGGTTGCAAATACGTTTCTTCGCGGGCCAGCGTCGGGCTCACCAACGGCTCCTTTTTGGGCAGCACTCGTGTATGCTGACCTTCCGCCAGGACTCACATCAAACAAGCGCATACTTACGGTGGTGAGCTCTGCAACACCGACTTACAATATTGCCGCAAGTGACCAGCTTAACATCACGTCACTTGCCACGGCGATAACATCAATGTCAAGCAGTATGACTGGGGCACCGACGGATGGTCAGGAGTACACGTTCCGGATCCACGATAACGGGACCGCTCAGGCGATTGCATGGGGCGCGAATTTCATCAATGGTCCTGTGACATTACCAGTAACCACCGTCGCGACAAAAACACATATGGTCAGGGTCATTTATGACGCTGTTAAGTCTCTGTGGGTGGCGATGGCTGCTGATCTTACAGGTTATTAAATGGCCAACAGTATATTACAGGACGGACACTACAAGGTCAGCGGCGGCGGTACGACGGAGAACATTGCCTGGTCAACCACTGGGGATTACCGTACAATTGTCCTAGCGATAGCAGTCTACGGTACAGCTGTTCCATTCGTTTCGGACCCGTCTATCATATGGGGAGCGGGTGCCATTGTCAGCAATGGTACGTTTTCGCTGCGTGTAATTACAGGAACCGCTGCAGCCGCGTCCGGTACAACAACTGTGACTGTTACCAGCGGTTCGGTATTACTGCTGACGCTCGATCCGTTTTATGATGCAGCGGGGGCCACGGCCTACCCAGTACTTTCTACGTCCGCACCGTTTCAAGGGACATCGGCAGATCCGTCGACATCGATTACGACGGTCAACGCTTTCGACCAGGTGCTTGCCTACGAAATCTCTACCAACCAAAGCGTTCCCGGTGCGGGAAGCGGCTTCTCATCTACCGGGATATATCCCACAGTGAATGGTTATTACGATTTACTTGGAGAAATCGCGTCCGCGTATACGGCCACGCCTGCATCTGTCCCTGTTTCGTTCAGTAACACGTCAAGCGAGCCTTGGGTAGCCATCGCCTTGGCACTTACCGGTGCAGCGGTCAGCACGCCAAGTTACGGCAGTTTCTGGTTCTAGTAGCCGACGAAAAAAACCGTGCACTCAATTTAATGCTTGCCGCTCTCCCGACAGAGCGGCTTTTTCTTTGGAGACATCTATGGTTTACAACAAACAGATCAGACTCATAGGAATCGTTCACGACTATGACCAGCGTCATATATTGATTGAGCGAGACGGCCACCCAAAACTTGTTTGTGCGTTGACGATCAGCGACAACGATAAATATGAGTGCGGAGACGGTTCGATAGTGCTGTTTGAACTTAACAGCAGGGAAGCCAAACCTTGCGCGAATTTTGCACTTAATCCTCAGCTTTCTCAGGTTTTGCGACTTTTAGACTATCGCGATAAGATTATTGCCGCGGAACCTTCAGACATAGCAGTGATTACTCTTGATAAGCAGGCACAGAAGAGAGAGAAGGTTTACTTAACTGCATTTGGAGAGATCAAAACATGCACGGAATGGGTTAATGATTCTCGTTGTATTATGTCAAGGAGTGGGCTAATTAACAGGATACGCGCTCATCCCGACTGGACACATGAACGACTTATGACAGAGCCGTTTGTAAAGAGCGGGCCACGTAAAAAGTTTACGTTTACGCACTAATCACCAATTTTGACCACAGCCCCTACTCGAAAGAGCACGGGGTTATTTCTTTGGAGGTTCCAATGTCAATCCTCAGCAATGCAACTGGAATCAATATCGACGTTACCAAGGCAGTCGAAAACCTTGCCGTTGATGCGGGTGAACAGTTTCTCGCAAACAAACTCAAGTCAGCCGGTATTGAACCGACTGTCAAGGGCGTAGTTCTCTACTTCAAGGCACTTGCCGAAAAGGACCTCGTTGCCAAATACCCGGGCGTAATCGGCAACGACATCAAGGCGCTCCTTGAAGCACTTTACAATTCTCTCGAACCGGACATCCCGGACATCACACTATAAGGAAACAATCATCATGAGTTGGTTATCAAAAATCACAGGTATCAATATTGACGTCAGTAAGTCGGTCACCAAGGCGCAGGTCTACATCGCTAAACAAACGCTTGGTTCGGCGATTCAGAACGGCGTAGCAACCGGACTGGCAGCGATCATCAAGGCTAACCCAAGCGTGACGCTGGCGAGTGTCCAGGGCGAAGCTGTCACGTTCGCCGACAATGCTATTACCGACACTCTTGCGAAGCTCCCAGTGCCGGCCAATGTGCTCAGTGAAGCTTTCTTCGTAACAGAAGAGCCGACACTAAACACCCTGATCGAGCAGGGAGTGGCGGACGGTTATATCACAGCGCTGCAGGACGCAGTAGGCGCTGGCCAGGCTGCTTCCATTCTTGCGGCCCAGGGCATTATAGTCCCCCAATCGTGAGCCCGGAAGAGCCGGGACTACATCCGTGGGTTTTGTTCTATTGGGCGCAGCGTGCCCGTGCGAGTTGTTCGGTTAACCCGGGCAGCTCGCATTCATTAAACTACCTGGAGGCGGCCTTGAAGAGGTTTGACATCGAAGGCGCGTTAGTAATCATTCCCTCGTTTGTATCTCCATTCTCTGTCTTCGCCGTGCAGCCGTTTTCCGACAGAACACTTGTCGCCGTTATCATCGCCTCAATAATGGCCGGCTGCACAGCGTGGAAAGGGTACCTATCGGTGCCGCGTGGATCCACACCAGCAAACACGGAGGTTTAAGCCATGACTACCAAGGAGGCCGAAGTGATTAAGCTCGCCCAATCGTTCGGAGGGGCAGGGATCTTGTCTGTTTTATTAGGCAAAATCATTGAATGGTGGCGCAACCGTCCTGTCAAAGAACAGCTCGAGCTTTCTCGTCGCCAGGTCGAGCTCGCCGAACGAGCAGAAGAACGACAACAGGGAGAGTCGACGTTCAGCCAGCTCATGCAGATTTTGATGCAGGTGCAATCCGAGGTCAAAGATCTGAGATCCGAGGTCGACGTTCTCAAGACGGAGAGAGACGCAGCCATCAGGCAGGTTAAGGTCCTAGAGGGCAAGGTGACCGCGCTGCAGCGCGAGCTGGCCGGTCGACGACATGTAGCAACTTAAACAACCCAAGTGGATCAATCTGGTCAGTTAATTGCAGCCTGATCCACTTGGGTTAAATTGCGATTTGTTTCACGAAAACGGCATTTTGTTTCATTAAATAGCCAATAAATGGCTGTTTTGTTCGAAAAAATGCCAAATATTCTAACTTTGTTCAAACCGCTTTCGGGCGGCTTTTTCTTTGACTGACAATGAAAGGGAACGGCCATGCAAAACGATTTCACAGGAGCACTAGCCTTTGTACTGCAGGCAGAGGGCGGATACAGCGATGATCAGGATGATCCGGGCGGTGCAACCTGCAAGGGCATCGAGCAGGGTGAATATGACGTCTGGCGGCGCCGGAGCGGGCTTCCGCTGCGATCAGTGGCGTTCATCACCGATGACGAAGCCGGCGCTATTTATAAAGCATATTATTGGGTGCCTATTCACGGGGACTACGTTGCCAGTCGCACCGCGTATACACTCTTTGATACTGGGGTAAATTGTGGTGTCGGAACAGCTTTAGAGTTCATGCAGGGCGTGCTAGGCATTCCTGTTACCCGTGTTTTCGACACGATGACCAGTATGGGATATCACAATTGGTTTGCGGTGGGACATTCCGATGCCGAAATGGCTGCGGGAATACTGGCTCGTCGTGAGGCGCATTACCATGCGCTGGTTGCGGAAAATCCGAAACTGAAAAAGTTCCTTCCCGGTTGGCTTGGTAGAGTTAATCGGCTATCTCTCGTGATTGCAAACCTGTAGACCGCAAAAAGCCCCAGTTAGAATATTGACTGAGGCTTTCCCGGCATCCCGAATATTCGCGCGATCCGCTAGGCTGTGTTGTGTGGGTGACGGTTAAAGCATCCCGGATTCCAACCGGTCTTTGCGAGCTTTAAGGTCGCTTCTCGGGCTCTCACCGAATGCTTCTGCGGTTATTTTACCACAGATTTACGCCTATAATTAGATCTTAAACGCTCCCTTATCCTCCAACCGCGCATTGGTGTTAAACAGCACCTTCTTCTTCTCTTCGACAAAATCGGGATTGAACAACTGCGGGTATACAAGTGCCTGGGTGCTCCTTGAGTTCGCACACAGGTCGCACAGTTCATGCTTGACAGCCGTTGAGCCTAAACCCATCTTGACGGTTTGGAGCGGAGCGGGGTACCCGCAGAAGTCGCATTTTGGTGTGTCCATAGTTTTGTTTTTCTCCATTACAGTATACTGATACATGCAGTAGTCACTTTTGCGTGCCGTTTTTACGCGGACTTAAACTCGCCATCTTTGTCAAATAACTGCTTGTTGAGACGTTTGTCGCCGAGCATGGATGGAGCAACAATAGTGCCGACTAATCTGTTCTCACGAGCTTTGAGTGTATCCACAAGCTTCCTGATTTCTGCAGTTGTGTTGGCCGGTGCCGTGATGTGCCACATATTGCCGGCAAACTCGAAGAAGGCTACTGTCTCTTCCTCCGGAGCGATCTTCACTGAGTTCGGAATACCGCGCCAAAAACTCGCTACCATGTCGACAGGCCTGGTTCTAACCAGTTTGAATTCTCTGGCCCGGGAGAAGTCTTCTTTTGCCCATTTTATGGCCTGGTTGCGGCGATCCCAGTTCAGCATATAAATAGATCGACGTTCACGGTTTCGCGCCTGCCATTCCGCAAATGCGACCCTTTCCTTAGCTTTTACTTTGGGCTTCTGTCGTGTTTTTCGTCGTCGCTCTTTGTACTCCTCGCTCCGTTTGCGCTCATACCGTTCAATTCTAATGTCCGGGCGCTTGCAATACTCACTATTCTGAGCGAGACGTTGTTGTTTGTTGGCGGCATCGTAAGCGCGCCCATATCTGAGACGGTCATTATGCTGTTTAATTTCTCGACACTTAACACAGCAAAAGAAACGTAGTTCTGCAGTCGGGATAAACAGCTTATCGCAATAGCGGCAAGGTTTCATGGCGTTGGCTCCATTTCGTCGATCATTCCCATAACTTCAATAAACGCGCCTAGTCTGCCTATATTTCCTCGGTTATCTCCGGTTTCGCATGCCTTGACGACCATTGTGCGCAGCTCTTGAAGCGGTGACTGCTGTGCCGTTGCTGGCTGCGTTTTTGGACCATCCCAAAAAACACGACACCTTTCGTCTTTGGCGTGAGCAACAATATATGCCATTGATTCGGCTTGCGCTTTCTTCTTGAATTCAGTTTCCTGCATCGCTGACTTGAACTCTTCCTGGATGCCTATCAAAGTGGCAATGTTGTCCAGGTATAGAATTCGGTTCAGGATTTGCGTTCGAAGATCGGGCAGAATTTTTAGCAGCACCGGGTTCTGGTTTTTGAGTGGTATCAACTCATGCGCTAATAGGGTAGCAATTCGCTTTCGCTCTGCACTGACGGCGTTGTCGGTATGCTCATCGGAGAGTTCGCATAGTTTGCCCCATATTTCTGTCTTGGTGGTATGTCCTGGCCCATTGATGTAGGCATTAAAAAGGTTGTTGAACATTGTCCAAAATGTGTGGCTTTTACGTATGCTCATTGGTTGCCTCCTCGTAAGCGGGGCACCAGTCCATATGTTTAACATATACACGGCATGGGCGATACCTTCCGCCGCATATTCTGCACTCGTGTACACCACTGGAATACGACCGTATTATGACCTTTAGCCATTTGGCGCGTTCGGCAGCAACGGCAGCGGCGACATACGCATCTATCGCTTCAACAAGAAAAATTTCATCGTTAGGTAAGTGGTTATGTGTACCTATAGCTAGTTCGGTTAATGCCATATTAAAGGCTGGATGGTTAACTATGCTCATTAGCCGCCTTCAATTTCTTACCAAACAGGGACGCACAATCCGGACAAAGAGTAGACGGGCCAATCCGATGCCGTTCTCTGCCCCAATTGCCACAACGAGTGCATTTGATCTCATTTGGATGAGCTAATCGCTCTTTTAGCTCAGCGATTTCCGTGTCATTCGCGGCAAGCTCGGCAGCAAAGAACTGAACAACTGCAGCAAACTCGCTACTGCAAGTACCGCCAAACTTTTTCGCGAATCGTGCCTGCCATGGTTTTTCAGGCATTGCTGGCCTCCGGCTTCGGCAGCAGCCCGGCATCGTGGCAAAGCGCCCATGCGATGGCAATGCAACAGATTGTGTCAGCATGTTCGCAGTCGAACCATCTGGACGACAAGTCTTGGTGCACCACTATATCTGTAGGCCCATAGCCTGTATGGATGTTAATAGACAGAGAGGCAATCTTTGGCGAGACTTTGATTTCCTCCAGCAATTCGAACACCTTGCTATTAAGGTAATGCTTCAGGTAGTCGTTCGTGAACAGGATGCACTTTTCGATGCAAACCTTCGGGTGCTTTCTTATTAGCACCTGTACTGCAAGCTGCCCTTTGTCCATAGCCGACAGCGCGACGGGGTCGGTGACTAATTCTGTAATCATAATGCGAATCCTAACTGCCCGTGTTGGGCGGTGATCATGTGTGGCTCGGGTTCGACGATCCAAATCTGGTCACAATGAATATCGTCCGGAGTGGGCATATTCGAGTTGTGATAGGGAGTGTAACTCGGGTAGCAGCGTCCAATGATCTTGCCTTCAACTATGTGGTACGAAACTGTCCAGCAGCCTTCTGTGTCGCACCAATTGGTCTTTGAATAAGAACAACCGAGCTTAAACCATCCGTCCGGCATATCGTAAACGCGAACAATCCTGCAAATGTCATCGTTGTCGCTCGACGTAAAAAACAGACCAGGCACAATATCGGCTCGGGTGATCATTTTGTTGGCGCCTCTAATCTTCCGAGATTTAGACATTTCTGTCCAAGCCTTTCAGAGGCAGCATTATTGAGCCAGAGGCATTCGACACGCTCTTTCGCGCCGTCAGCCATGGCGATTCGGCTTCTAAACTCCCAGCCATCATAAAGCTCGGCATAGAGAGGGCAGTCATAACCGGAGACCACCACCATCGCCTTCACCTGTTTCAGCGTGTCCGCCAACTCTCGGTGCTGCTCGTCCGTCATCTCATGCCGGTACATGTGCTTGGTGCAATAGGGATTGCCCTTGCTTCGCGTGGAATGCACGTAGGGAGGATCCGCGTAAATTAGAACATCCGTACCGTCATGCTGCTGAATGCATTCTATTGCTGGACGCGACTCGACAATAACGCCGCGGAGTCGATCTACTATCTCGACAAGTGCGGAAGGCAGCCATGCCCAGTCATGCGCTGGCGTGGTTCCCCTCCGGGTCGTGTTGTTTCGAAAACCTGTGCTGTTCCCTAATGTGCCAGTAGCTCCGAATCCCATGTACGAACGGATGACCATTCTGCGGGCTCGCTCAACTGGATCATTCGAGTATTCGTAGGCGCGTTCGAACTCTTTACGTGCAAAGGGAGTCAGACCGATTGCGTTTATTAGATCCTTCGCCTGTGCAGGATTACGCATGATCGAGAATATGTTTACGACATCCTCGTCAAGGTCGTTAATCACCTCGGCATATACACGTTGTTTGCGCAGCAATACGCTCGCCGCGCCACAAAACGGCTCAACATACACGTTGTGGGCAGGGAAATTGCCTATGATCCACGGGGCCAATCGAAATTTTCCGCCATGGTAACGCAGTAAGGGACGTAGGACGGTCGTAATCACATTAATACCGCTTTCCGTTAGGCGCAAGTCGTTGCTCGATCTTATGGTCTTCTCGATACATGTTGTAGATAATCTTCTGGGCAACGATACTGCCAATGTTGATACCTAATCCGCCGGCCATGTCCAGCAGGCGAATAAGACAATCTGCAATCTCTACCTCGAACATTTTGTGGCTTGACAGCTTGTCGTCCATTAAGTTTTTGCGGTGGCCCTCCATCGCTTCTGACAGCTCGGATACCGCGAGCATGAGCAGTTCACCAACATTGCGATCAATCGGCTCACCCGTAGCCGGGTCCTTCCACCAGTTGATAGATTGTTCATGAACGAGGTCTCTTAATGCGTTTAGGTTGCCGTCTGAATATAGGCAAAGGTAACGAATGTATTCAGACTGAACAGCTCGATCGTATGGATCACTCATTTCGATAGTGCCTCTGCCGTAGTCACAACCTTGCGGCGAAAAGTGTTACCGTGCTTACCTGCAATTAAGAGGTCGAGCATGGCTGGATCAATAGGGTCAGACGGAGACCATCCGTCCTTCTTCAGAGTATTCATTTCATCGAGGTACTCTTCGTTGGTGTCTGTGATAACATTGCAGTACTCATATGTAAACTTTTCAATCATATCAGTCCCAGTTCTCTGGCCTCATTGACGGCCTCCATAGCGTTTCTGACACGGAGCTTGTTGTAGATGTTGGCTTTGTGGCCGTCAACCGTGCGTCTTGCCTTGAATGTTTCATCGGCAATTTCGCTGCTGGTCATGCCGTCAGCCATCAGTTTCAAGATTGCGTGTTCTGTCGGCGTCAGCTCTATTTTTTCGTCTGCCATTGCTTTCCTTTCTGTATTAATTACGTAAGTAATAAACATCACGTATAGTATACACACTGTTACGGTTAGTTTTGGCAGAAATAAAAATATTTTTGAGTTATATCGTCACTTTTTACGATGAAACCGTTCGAGCGGTGCAACCCTTGCGTGAGTGTCGGCCACGCTCTGCTCACTGGTGTAAAGATATGTGTTGGTTGTCGAAATATTTTTGTGACCGAGATAGTCCCTGGCATCAACCAAATTGTCGGCGGCCATGGCGCTTGCTGTGGTGCGTCTGAAGCAGTAAAAGCTGTATTGTTCAACCTTGGGGATACCAAGCCATTCCTGAACGTTGTAGAGCGTCCGGAGTAGTCCGCGGTAGTCTACCTTTGTGCCCGTGTCTCCTTCTGGGTTCGCGGTAAATACTAGGTCAGTGGGTGCCACACCGTGACGCTGCGGCCGCTTTCTCAACCAGGCTTTTAAGATATCGAGTGAGAGAGGGGAGATTGGCACAGCCCGGGTATCGCCATTTTTTGTATATCTAAAAATAACTTTTGGGCCGTCCGCACTGGGTCGTTCCTTGAGGAACTGCTTCGGTGTCTGCTTTGACGAATCTTCCGGCCGCCACTTCAGACACTCGATAATATCTTGCATCTCAATTTTCAGCAGTTCGTCTGGCCGGCAGCCGGTATCGATCAAAATAAACATGAATGCCTTAAAGCGAAGGTGGTAGAATTGTCTGTGTGCCAGGCAGAGGTTTTTCATTACCGGCCGCTTGGCCGCGCTGTAGAACGTGTCGATGCCGCCGTCGACGAATTTAACCATCAGATCATCTGGTACCCAACGCTGGCGCTTACGGCGTAGCTTGGTCAGCTTGTAGTCAGTAAACCTGTTTATTTGTACGTAGCCCTGACGCTTGGAGAAGGCCATCATGTTCTTTATCACTTGCTGCGCCTTGCGTACTGTCCCCTCGTCGACATTTTGCTTGCGTCGGTAGATCACGAAAAGGTTCATATGTTTTTGCATAAAATCTTTCAGCGAGATCTTATGCTCGACTGCCCACTCGATAATCTGGCCAGCGTGTAGTTGGTAATATTTCACCGTATTGAGTTTGTTTTCAGCCTTTTTGTCGTTTATGTAGTCGCGGAACATGTCGGCCCAGTCGTCAGAAATGGGCACGTAATTTTCATCGTCGCCTAATAATGCGTCCAAAGAGCCGGTATCTGAGCTCATTTTCCCGTTTTTTGATTTTGAACCTACAACCAT